TTTCTAGCTTTACCACAAGATATACAAGTTTTAGTTCCCATTCCTTTTTTCTCTAGCTTTACGGTTGTTCCTATCTCTAGTACTTTCGTTTTCTTCTACAAACCAATCATTAACTATTCGTTCTTTTAATTCTTGATTACTTTTGCTAGTTTCGTTTTTAACAATTTTTATATGGGAAGGATTTATAACTAATGTTGCATAGTTATGGTATTTCTCATCTGTAAGGGTAAATTTATAATCAGGTCCAAAGTAACAATATTTATTATTAATAACTTCTAAATATTGATTACTCGGCTCCTCCGTCTTTTTTCTTTTCCTCATCTAAACTCCTGTAATATTTTATTATACTTAAAATATTCTCAATGTATCTGGTAATGTCCGCGACGTTAGACGACAAGTTCTCATACTGCTGGGTCGTTAAAGAATAATACGGTATAGCAGGAGCGTCTCCTTTTTTAAACATCTCTAAATATTCTTCCATAAGTTCTGGTGTCATAACCCTCCAGTTGACAGGTAGTATTTCTATTTCAGCGGGTAACGGAGGATGATACAAAGGTGCAGGTTTAGCAATAGTTTTTACTTCTACTGGGGTCTTCGGAAGCAGTGTACAGCCTCCGAAGACAAACAAACTAGTCAAGGAGATTATCAGTATTTTCATACTTTGGTGAGGAGAGATTGACTAATTTGTCCATAGCTGCTTTAGTTCCTTTGTTGATTATGTTTTCTATTAACTTCGGTTTATTTAAAGCTAAATTACCTAAGTCATGTTCACTAAAAATCTTACGTAAACGTTTTACTTCTTTTCCTGCTTCTACTTTTTCTCGTTCTAACATATTTATTTTAGTTTGCGTAATTTTTTGATTTTCTATATATCTATCTATGGATTCGTTTTGCTCCTCTATTTTAGATTCTAATACTATCTGATTACCTAAAGCAATAGCAAGTTGTTCATGTAAATATTTTATATACCCTGCTGAACCCGCCACAGTAGCTACCAATAGGACTCCTAAAATTAAGCTCATCTTTAAACCCATGCCGAAAGTATAATCTGCAAAAATTTTTTCGCAAAATTTTTTTCATAGGGACTTATTTGTAAATTACTTCCGATTAAGGGTGCGGACCTAAGGAGCGGACGCAGGGTGAGGGGGATTTTTTGTCAAGGGGGGGTATAGACTTTATAGTTATATAAATAGCTACGTATATAACTAAAAGGTATAGTTGTTTTAGTGGTTAATGTTTAACCAATGGTTAATTTTTAACCAGTTGTGTGTGTATGTGTGGGTGGTTAATAATTAACCATTTGGATCTAAATAGCTAAATAGCTAAATAGTAGAGATATAAAAAAAGGGCTAGTTCCTCAGACTAGCCCTTTTAGTTTAAAGGTTAATTAATTAGCTATTTTAAGAGCGTTACAAACACCCGCCTTAGTACGCGGTTTATTTACTTGGTGCCCAAATAGTTCAATATAAGCTGAACATATAGTTGATATATCTTGAGAATAATCAACGTTAGGACTACGCCTATCTTCACCAACACGCCAAGATAAACCTATTTCTAAACTTTCTTTAGAGTTGCCAAAGTCAGTAAGTTCTTTAATAGATACCGAAGTACTTTTATTTAACTTACATAAGTGAGCAATCATCTTGATAAGTTTTTTAGGTTGCCCTTTTAAGATAGCAGCTTTTTCTACTGCGTCTTTATCTAAAGCTATTTTAGTATCAAGTGAAAAGCTACCACCGCCACCACTTGAGCCGCCTGTAGCCATAGCTAGTATTTTATCTAAATCAGTACTAGTAATAGTACCGCCCTTTTGGACTACTGTATTAGGTGTAGTCAAGCCCTCTGTTTTGTTTTTCATATATACATGATACATGAATAAGCTATATAAGCAAGTAAATATATAAGCTAACTAACTAGCTAACTAGTTATATATTTTCCTAAAAAATCCGTCCGTCTGTCCGTCTGTCCGCGTCTAATCCCCTTGGATTCTATGGATTCGGGATTCTATAGAGTGGTAGTGTGAGTGTAGAGTAAGTAGTAGTGTAGAGTAGACTGAGCGATAGAGTAGAGCGACGGATAGAGTAGACTAGAGTAGAGCACAAAAAAGGGCGACCGAAGCCACCCTTTTAAGACGATTAAAGATTAACCGATTTTTACTAGATTTTCCTCGACTAATCTAGGTTTGTAGTGACTCCAAATATCCATAGGAGTTTGGACTGTTACCAATCCAGCTTTTTCTAAGGCAGACTCTTTGCTGCCGTCGACTCCAACCAACTCACCCACAGTCAAAGTATAATCTTTAGCGGCTAGTAAAGCCTCGATTATTTTCCCAGCTTGAGGCGGGAATCTTCCCTCGGGAGTAGCTATTAAAGTCACTCTTTCGTTATAGTTAGTCGAACCCTTTTGGGCACCTGCTTTAAAGTTTGGATTTATTTTCATAATTTTCCTTTTTGTTTTAGTTAGTGATAGTAAACCCTTTTACTATCTAAGTACTACTATACGCGGGAGTGCAAAGAAAGTAAAGCACTAAATAGATTGCTAGAAAAACCCTTGTAAAATCGTGGATTCTATAGATTCGCGGGTCTACGATTCATTTTCGATGATTCGACCGCCTGTGCGTTTTTCTATTAATTGTTCGAGTCGAGTGAGTATATCATCTTTAGACATCAAATCAATCTTCGCGGTCAGTACCTCACGTCTATCGATGTAGAGTCCACCCGCTTTGCCTCGATGTACCTCTGCTGTGATGGCAGCGGATATCTGTCCTTGGTCCTTGGCTTCTTCTCTGAGGTCGTGTAGAGTGCCGAGATGATTCTCTAAGGAAATCTGGTCGCGTTCCGCGGCTGCTATTTCCAAGTCAATGAGATAATTCTTTACGAGTGGGTTATGATTCAGTAGTACACTGCCTTGAGTCTTAGCCCCCTTTCTATCCTTTGTATACCCTGCTTTTATCGCGGCTTCCGTTGCTGTTTGCCCTTTGAAGTATTCCCTACAAAATTTCTTTTGTTTAGAATTTAATGGTTGCCAAATCTTACCTTTTTCATCCATGAAACCTTTTCCGTCTTCAGTAGGGTGTAACGGTGTGTAAGTCAGTTGTTTCATATAATACCTCGCTCCAGTAGTGTTATTATTCTATTAGATTTTATTATCAAATAAAAACAAATTCTCATGCCCTCTGGTAAATCTTACCATTAGTTTCTAATAACTAATAGAAAATCTATTAGTTTCGTTAAATCAAAGAATCCAATAAAATGCTGTATCTTAGCTCGATTCTATTAGAATATTAGAGATATTAGTAGTTTTTAACATTTCTTCGAGTAAAAAATTTTATTTTTAAAAACACTAATACGAATAAAATAATACCCCCGAACCACGGACAGCGGAACGAGGGTATTTAGTAGAGAACTACTTAGTAGCTAAACGGATAGACGCTGATACCTTCCCATAGATGGTCAAAAACAGCATCGAGAGGGAAAAAATCACTATACCTAGACGCATGGCTAGAGTGCCAACGAACCGAAACATCCTGGTCACCATTTTGGTCGACGCGATACACTACCACCGCATGACTAATTTCCGAACGCATACGATTATACGCACCACTTATAGACTCACTATAAAACTCCGAAGGGAACGAACCCCTAGGAGTCAACCTTTTTAGAGTAGGATACAATTCACGATTACGACCAGCCATCAGACACTCAGTAGGTATAAACAGAACATCTTTAGAATCAGTCTCATGATGACCCAAACTCAGATGGATAGGACCAGCATTAAACTTACTAGGTACATTTATTTTTTTACTATTGATACCTTTACGAGAGTGAGACTTTGACGACGACCACTCATAGCAATAATCATTACCAGTACCATTAGTACTACGAGCCCAAGTATTATGATACAACTCGGACGGCTCGAAGTTTAACGACTCATCGAAAACGACAGCATGGAACAGGTCCACAGCTTCGAAACGCTCAGAGTCATAACAACAGAGCCAGTAATTTACAAATTCGTTAGTTTTTTCTAACGCCCTAACTAAATCTAAACTTTTAGTAATCCCTAACTCTAGGTCTTTCAATAGCTTAGTATTTTGGTTTATTTTTGTTTCTTTCACGATAAATTCTCCATTTTTCGTTTACGGGTCTAAGTTAATTCTTAAACCTTACTTATATTATAAAGGGCGAAAACGCGAAAGTAACCGAAAACCCGAAACGCCAAGCGATTACCGCATAAAAAGAAACCCCGACTGGGGGGATAGTCGGGGCTTCGAATGTTGGTACTGGTCTTAGGTGCTCTATTTATTATCTTGGCTTCTTAGCCTGTAGAGTCAAATGCTCTCGTTTTTGTAGAGTATGCCTAAAATGCAGTTCCTGTTTTTAATCTGTACTAGCCGTTATTATTAACGTCAAACCATGCTTTCGCTGCTGCTCTGATAGCATTCGTTCTGCCTATCTTAGCTCCTGTCTGCTGTGCTAACATTTCTGCAATATAGTCTATATCCTTCGCTAAATCTTCGGGTAGTGCTACATTTTTTCGGTTCTCTTGATTATTCATTGCTTCCTCCTTTCTTATGCCTGAATAAAAAACATTGGTGTTCGACTTCGTAAATAAAGTGTGCCACGTATATCCAATCGTCGTCTTCCATCGTATAAATATACATTCCGACGGGTCCGTGAGCTCCATTAACATCACCTGCATACTGTCCTTTTATTTCGGACTTTGCAGAGTCTATCGTTTTACTCACGACTACCGCTATATCGCTTGGGTCGGACATCGCCTCTTCTACTAGCTCGTCGTAAGTGTTCTCCCATGAGAACACTCCCGCTTCATCAAATCTAATAGTCGCCATTAGCCCACCTCGATTGTATCTAGGGTAAATCCACAAGGTAAGGTCTCCCTTATGTGGTCTATCAAGGACTGCCAACAAGTCACCTCGTCGTCAGAGATATGGAAGAAATCTTCCATTCCATCTCCAATCTCGTCTTGATATCCGATACTGATAGTTTCATTTCTGTCGAACTTTCCAACACATTCGACCCCGTCAACCACTCTATAGTTGGTTAAATTTGTTACACTCATTTTACTTCTCCCTTAATAAATGTAGGTTTATCAATCGGCTCTAACATATAACCCATTTCCATGGGCTCTACATAACTGAACCATCTATCTTTCGAGTCTCTCAGTAATATCTTACTAATCGGCTCGAATCTTATAAAGATTATCGAATCTACTGCCATTTTTCCTATATATCTACCTTCGCCAAATGTAGTCTTTGCACGAATGTCGTCGAAGTATAAGAAAACGTCGTAAAACTCGGTATCTCTAATATTGTTTTTTATTTCCACGATAATCTCCTTTTCGTAGGGTCTAAGTTAATTCTTAAACGCTTAATATAATTATAAGTACGAACAAAGCGATAGTAAAACAGTACTGGAAACCTTGAATCTGACATTCTAGGATTTTACAAGGTTTTTTCGTAACCTCTTAGCTTCTATCCTTTTAGCGTCTGCTATACCTTGCCTCATCGAAGTTTTCAATGCATATATATCTTCTTGAGGTAGACCGTCATTTAAATCGTATACTACAAATGGATTATTTGATTCTATAACTCCTAGATTACAATGACCATATTCTTTAGGGTCGATGTAGACTTGTTTGCTACCTTCTTCTTTACTAACGTCAGTTTTAGAAACTTGTTTGTTAATTAATGCATTTCTATATAGAGTATCGCATTTACTATCGCAAAACTTTCGTTTAGAACCCTCTAGTTTTTTATCACACTGTAGACAATAAAACTCGTTAGCGAGTAGACGCTGCATTTCTTTATCTAAAGCAGCTATCCGTTTATCGCGTTTTTCTTTTTCTAGGGCTAATCTTTTTTGTTGTCGTTTTATAGCTCTTTGGCGGGTACGTTCTCTTAGTAGATGTATATGTTCTTCTTCTCTACATTTTGGTGAACAATACTTCCTCTTGCGTCCACCGTAGTTATCACCGCACCACTCACATTCGTACGGTAATCGAATATTTTCGGGTCTTTTATCCTCTAATCGAAGGTAATCGAGTACAAAGTTCATAGCCACTCCCGAAGTCTACAAGTTTTATGTTATCTGTTTTAAGAGTCGGAAATCCACCTTCACCATTAATAAGGTTGCCTTCTTCGTCATACATATAGTCGTCTATGATACGTTCAACTTCCTCAGTTAATGCTTCAGTAGTTTCAAATTTATCGGTAATGATACCTATCAAAGTCTCGTCAGAATCTGCATCTGCCATAATTACTTCGATAGTATCAGCTTTTAGTAGTTTATTTATATCAGTCATTTTATCTCCGTTGGTGAGGTGAGTGCAATAGGGAGAATTATCGCTTTATTATGAAAGGATTTGCACCCACCTCGTAAATTCATGTACTCAGGTCTAATGACCCCTCCTTGAGTAATTGTATTTGTCTTTTTCTTCTATCGTCTTCGTTAGTAATAATATGTATTTGTACTAACGCTCCTGTTCTATCGTAGCCATACTCGATATCTTTCTCGTATTTATATCTCACTGGTACACTCATTGTTCAATAGTTTATCAGTATTTCTAGCTATGATAGCGGAACACAGACCGCAAAGAAATAGTCCATCTTCTTTTACTATCGCGGGTTTCCCGCATTCGTCACATTTTATATTACCCATTTGGTCTCCTCCTTTTTATTCCAAAACACGTTCGGCAATACGAACCTTCGCGTACTTGCCATAAACCGTCATCTTCCGAAACTTGTTTCTTACACCTATCGCAAAGATACTTAATATCTTGTACTCCTTTTTCCCAAACTATAAGTTCCATTATTCGTCCCAATCCACAGGTGCCCAGACAGTATCAGTATGATAGTCTTCACCTTTATAATACATCGTAGGTCTCTCGGTGTCGAACACGGGTCGAGCATAAATTACACCACTTTCGTAGCCGAGTAATATATCGTCCTCAGTCCATATATCAGCACCGTAATAATCGAGAGTTGTTTTAGTCTGGTTTTCGACGGGTGATTCCATAACCAATCGCCATAGCTCTACGTAATGCTCGACAATTTCTGCGGCTTGGTCTAGTGTAACAAACTTAGCCATTCGTTTAGTCTCACCGTCAGTACCGTTAGCTTCTTCGTTAAATCGTATATAAAGTACATATAAATCGTTTTTATCTTCCATCTGTGCTCCATCTTTCTAATTGGTCATTAACTATTTTAATTAAATCACTGAAAAATTCGTTAGCTTCTTCTTCGTCAGAAGTACAGAAACTATTCTCAGTGTCCATAGTAAAATAATTATCCTCGTCTATCTGCAAAGTATCTTTAAGTTGTTGTTTAGCTACTTCGTCTATAGTGTCGCTAATATCCCAATCGACAAAATATCTGATTTCTCCATCATCACAAAATTCTTTTTCGTAAGTACAAAAGAATCCCTCGTCTGGCTTTGCAAATTCTCTATAGACAGACATAAATGAGTCTTCATCCCTCATATATATCCTCCTTTTCTAGTAATTCTAGAACTTCATAATAAATACCGAGATGTTGAGCAATAGCCCAAAAATCTGTAGTATCACCACTAAGGTAAGCCTCTACAAAGAGTCGTATTAAAGTCTTTTTATCCCTCATATATGTCCTCCATTGAAACTTGTTTCGGCTTACCGAGTCTATCATCTAAATTATGATATAAACCCTCAGAACCGAAGATTACTCTTTTGCCGACAACATTATGACCTGCGTCTGTAAGTTGCTCGACACACCTATCCATATCTTTATCTAGTAAAGTATCACCCTCGACTGTTTTCTCCCAAACTAGTTGTTTCCTACCGTTCGGGTGAGTTAGCCAAATGGCAAAGCTACTGTATTGTTTCGTCATCTGATAATTCTCCTTTAATTATTAAATATAAAACCATTTTACCTACGAAAGTACGCAAAGTAAAGCAGTATAAAGAATAGTAGAACGCTTTCATACATTTTCTATTGCTGCCTTTATCTCGTTTATCACTTCTTGATAACCGTCTCGTTTTATTAAAATCGTTTCTCCCCAGTTCTCGCACTCTAGACCAAACCTATCGTAGAGTTCGTCTTCGAAATCACTACGTTGGTGATGACCTTCTTCTGACATAGCTTGGTCGTACCCTAACTCAGCCCATATATCTAAAATATATCCTGCTTTTAAGTCAGGGTGTTTAGGGGCTCGTCTAAACCAATCATCATATTTATTAGTCATAGATATATGCTCCATACGCTTCAATCTCAAAGTCATCGATTTCTTCTGGTTCTTCCCCGTCATTAACTCTTTGTTTATTATTTTCTTCCAACCATTTCATAGGTTCATTCGTAATAGCGACTAAATCTCTATTACCCTCACTATCGTAAAACCAAACTATGTAAATTGTCATAGACCTAATCTCCTACGTTTATGTTTATTCATCGTACTAGTCGCTAAGTTTCGTTTACCTATCGAAGTTTTCTTACGGACAGGTTTTCGTAACGCTCGTAACTCATTGAATTGTTTAGACTTTCTTGCCATCCTGAATCTCCTTATATATTTTGTTTATCGTTTTATCTGATAGGGCTAGGTGGCTATGTTGAGTTAGAAACTTATCTCCTTGTTCATCATAAATCGCTATACCTATCTTGATACATTTTTTCTCTTTAGCTAGTTTGTGCATTTTGTTTCCTTTGTTGTTTTTTATATAAACTATCTAGTTCTGTTAGTTTCCGAACGAATATTAATCGGAAATCTAACCCCTTCGCACGAGTCGCGGCACTTTTTAATGCCGCTCGTCGTTTAAAATATAACTTCTCGTTAATCATTAGGTTGTACTAAGTAATCTTCGTTATCTTTAGATACGCTCTGATACTTATCAGGATTACCCGTCAACGCAAACTCGAGGTCTTTAATTCTGTCGTCTTGTGACTGCATTTGTGCATGTAGTTTAAAGATGACAGAAGCTTGACTTTCGATAGTCTCTTTTAGTTTTTTACAAACGTCTAAGAGTTTACCTATCATTTCTGTGTTTTTATCTTCCATACTTTCTCCTTTCTAGTATAGGTGAGAGGGAGTAATGTCTAGAGTATGTCCTCTGTTTACGCATACTGACATCGATTCGCATACTCATTGAGTTTTCTTACTCCCTCTCGTCGACAGGCACAAAACAAAAAACAAAAAGCCTGTCTGAAATAATCGTGTTTTGTTTTTAAATACATATTTATATATTAAGTACGAATATTGGGAAAGTAAAGCACTACCCGATACCGCCATTTTTATACATAGTTTTGGCTTTTTTGTAAATAAATCTACCGCAACCTTGTTTCAAATAAATCGTGGGCTGGACCTCCTCACCAATCTTCTTTTGGACGTACTCGCGTTGAGTAGGGTCTACCCCTCCAGCCCTTAAACTTTTTCTTAATACTTTCGCTTTTTTCGAATTCATCAGGTATGTTTTACCTCAGATATCTCATACTTCTTCACATGTAGTTCTAATACATTGTAGATAGTATCTAAAAACTGTCGTTTAGTTTTAGTTTGAGCGTTTGTACATAATCCGATATGGTTATATACATCTTGTGCAGTTATGCCGTAGTTTTCATTACCTCTTGCCCTCTGAGCATGGATAACTCGTACATAAAAATCTTTCCAATTACTTTCGGTAATTTTATTGATACCTACTGTCATCGTAAGCCATATTAGATGATTAGTTTGAGGAGATAGCTGATAATTTTCTTGTCCCTCCTTACCCATTTTTATATAACAATTTTCGTAAAAATCTTTATCTTTTATTTTGCTTAAATCCCAATTAAGTGCCATAGTACCTCCTACTTTCGACCTATGTGTTTAATATCGGAACGTGGTATAACTTGGTATGCTCCTTTATTATAAGCAACACCAATCGAGTAATCTGAACTGATTTCTTGTTTATACCTATCGTCTGCTTTTCTTGTAGTATCGCCCACTGCGTTACGCATTCTATTGAAGAAGTCTTGTTTAGCTTTTTCCTGCTGCTCATACTTTTTATATACCGACTGAACAGCTTGGGTAGTCGAAGCACTGGTCTTCGTCTTCCTAGCTTGTCTAAGACTTTTAGTTTTTCGTTTCTTGCCTTTAGTGTCATATCTCAATGAACCTACATAATTTAATATTGCCATATATATTCTCCTTTCTAGTGGTGTAGGACTGTGCAGGGGGCTATTTCTCCTGCTTCTGTGCACAACCCATCAGCCCTACTTATTAAATATAAAACCATTTTACCTTACACGTTTAGCAAAGTAAAGCACTACCACCAAGTCTCCATAACGCACTTATTTTCTGCAGCGACTCTGAACATAAGGGCTAAATCTTTTAGCTCTTTTACTCTATATTCGTAGATAGGTCCACCTTCTGGATAACCATTACAAAACTTTTGCCACTCCATTTTTTCATCGTCAGGAAGCTCTGATAGATTTTGTTCTATGTATTCGTCTAGAGCATTGGCATACCGTTCTAGTTCATCAGACGGTATAACATCATCTTCGTCTATGTGCCAGATACCATCACGCTCTCCTATTAAAGAAGCTACAAATGATTCATAACAACCACCTCTAAATGAGCCATTACCATGACCACTAGCCATGCCACCTACTAGAGTACAATTTTCGAGACGTTCATCCTTAAACGTCTCGTCACGATTACCTTTCATTATGTAACAATCTAACCCCATAATTACCTCTTTTGTTTAGTCCAAGCTGTAAATATTTTCACAGCTTCTCGTTTATCTAAATCGAATGCTTCTCTAAGTACTCTAGGAGCTTCGAATACATTCATCTCGCCAGACTCTCGTAAGTCTTCTAAAAATTCAAAATACTCATCCATTATAAATACCCCGCAATTCCTACTCCTGGCTCATCGTAAAACGCAGTTATCGAAGTATCAGGGTACATTTCTCTTAATGCGAGTATCACTTTTTCAGGCGGACTCCAAGCCGTCGTAAAATAGTACATAAGACAATCGTCATCATGTGCCGTATCTACGTCATACGAGTTCCATTTAGTGTCCCAATTAGATAGATTCCAATCGTACCAACGTTGGTCGTGTTTTCCTGTGCTTTCGAAAATACCTTCGTCATTAGGAAGTTCTCCTACTTCTCCAAGGTTTTCTTCGCTACCTAACCAAGAGGTTTCTTCTCCAGTTAGTGGAGTTTTCTTCCAGTCGGGCTGTGGAAGTATCTTGTTAAAATCGAACTCAGTGTCTTTACCCTTCAAGTTCATCCTTATTTCATCAAGTAAAATTTTATTATCAGAATAAATTTCTACTCTATTACTACAGTGATTTGGCATATCTTTCTCCTACCATTGTTCACGGACAACAAAAGATTGCTCTTTATTGTCAATTATTTTATATGCGAAAATATCAGTTCGTTTTTTATCATTACGAACATGAATCTTCGCCCCTTCATGAGTTGAGCAAGACATCCATAAGCCCCAAGGCTCGTCATCTCTTGCGTCAGCACCTACATATTGTCTATATACCTTAAACCTTAGTACTGTTTCCAGATATTGAGTTTCAGGGTCATATGCTGGTTGTTCCATGCTTTCTCCTTTCTAAGCCCCAAGTTAATGAGAGGGTGGTATAGGGGACTTGCTGGTCTATACCACCCAATGTTCATTACACCTTAATGAAGTAGCCCTCATCAGTAAGTCTTTTAGCATAAAACCTGAAGATTCTCAAAGGGTCTTGTCTAGTAGACAATTCCTTCTTCTTCACCGCTAGGGACACTAAGTCCTGCGCTGTAAAGCTAGATGAATCAAGTTCATCTTTTTTAGCTTCTTTCACAGTTTTAACTAACGCTTTCATCTGAGGAGTTTTAATATCCTTAAAACCTAAGTCTGAGACCTTATATAAGGTCCTAGAAGCCCCTTTCGAAGCTGTAGTAGGTTTAGGAATACTAACTGCTGCCTTCTTCTTAGGAGCTCTTTTTACAGAGCTAGATACTGAAGTAGAGGTTTGCATAACTTTCTCCTTTCTAAATTAATCACCGCCCTTTCGGACACCTTCGGCTTTATAATGTGCCGCAACATAACTAAACTATACTTACGAAGTAACGGAAAGTAAAGCACTATACGAGAGCTAGATTTAGTCTTGATTGACATAATCTCCTGTCGCTCCTGATAATAAATCATTAGCTTCATCTACAGTTTCCCATAGATTTCTACTACCCTCTGTTCTACTAACATCGTGCTCTACATAATGTACAAGTTCTTCTAGTAGAGTATGTATGTGCCAGTTTTTCTTTTTCCAAGATTTAACTTCTTGAGCGAGGTCAGTCACTCTAGTTTCTAAATCTTTTATGTAGAGTTCAGTATTCAACTTTTTCTCCATATACGTACTCCTGATACTTCAGAATCGTTTACTTGTTCTAAACGTTGCCTAATAATAAATTTCCACTCTGGGTCATGTTTTTGACCAAAAGTTCTACACGCTTGAGATAATCTGTTTTTCATACGAGTAACATTATCTTCAGGCTCCATAGGTATGAATATAGAGTCACCTACGTTCATCTTACCAAATGGATATCTATTTCTAGACCTTGTATCATCAGGTAGAGGTATATCAGAATCTATTTGAATATCTAGTTCTTCCATTAGTTCACCTTATTTTTATCTGGACTAAAATGTATTAAGTCTTTTTCTTCCAGAAAGTTTTTCCAAAACATCAATATTAGTAGAGGGTCTTGTACTGGTTCACCAGAAGCGTCTACTAATTCTTGACACCCTTGATTTATCATAGTTTCGGATAGTGCTTCAGCGAGTTCGGTACACTCAGATTCCTGCAACGCTATCCAAATAGCCCCCGCCACTTCAGGACTAAGCTCAAAGTGGCTAGGGTTATCGTGTTTATCGCTCAACTAGGCTGCCTCTGCATATTTAACAGCAAGGTCTAGAGCACGTGCTTTTCTATTAGCACCCGCACCGAACCACGCACTATGTAGATTGTTACCTTCGTCGTTAGACTCACGTAAGTGGTCTTCTACATAGGTGACAGCATTTAATGCTCCCCACCATGTACCTTTAGACGATTTAAGTTCAGCTCCTGGCTGACGTTCTAGAGCTTCAACAACTAGAGCAGGATATTTGTTAAACCTATCTTTAATAGGAACAATATCTCCAACTAGTTTGCCTTCCTCTTTTTGTTTCATCTCTTGACGAAACTCTTCGAGTAAGCTAGGTTGATAAACCTCACTAATAAACTCTAATACATTAGAGTGTTTAGCTTTCTTCTGAGCAAGGAACTGAGCCTTGTTCTTAAAGTCAGCCATAGTCTGAGCAGACAAACCTAATGCTTCCTGTGCCGCTTCCATAACGTCTTCGTTAAAAGCTCTGACGTGTGGCATACGGAATGAAGCTGTGCCGCCCTGACTTAAAGCAAACGTTAGAGTATTGTTACAAACAACTCTAATAGGTGTTAGCTTTATAGTCATCGACTTACCAACTACGTGTGGCTGATTAATTAAAAGGTAACCTTTAATTTCATCATGCCCCGCTAGTTCAAAGTCCTCAGAGATTTTGGCTAAACCCCAAATCTCTTTACCACCTTTTAAGCTACCTGCAGTTTCCATAGTCATTGCACCCGCTTCTGTAAAGCGTTTGAAGAACTCAAAAACTTGCTCGTTTTGTATAGGTATGTAGTCCCTACCGCAGTGGCTTAGAACTTGGTTATCAGAATCGCGAACGATGTGGAAGGTATTCTCCGCTTGGATAAGACCTACATCTTCGCCCCACTCAGGTGCGTCAAGCGTATAGCTTGGACGTTTACTAACTGTCCAGTCTAGCTTTGCCGCCTCCTGCATTTGCCATGGAGTGAGGTTAGAGTCTACCTCTACACCTAGTCGGTGCCAAGGTTTTTCACCTGCCCACGCCATAGTTTCTATTTGATGTGCCATATATTTCTCCTTTCTATAAATGTCACGTTAATTAACCTTTTAATAATATAAAAGGACATAAGCGGTACTTTACGCGTCATACCTACGAAAGTAAAGCACTATATAGATTAGCCCATTCGTATGGTTTTATAAGAGTTACTAGAGACTTTTGATAAAAACCTTTAGGATTTTCTTGTAATTCTTTTGCACCACTTAAACCATCAACATGGTAGAGTTTAATTACATCTTGTTTTCTAGCTAGTACGAATACCTGACCACCCACCGCTGACCTTTTAGCCATCCAAGCTACTTGCATTGGTCGTAGAGTGAGTGACTTGCCTCTATGTATCTCTTTTAATTCTATCCAAAACTCTTTGCCTTTGGCACAACCATTTACGTCAGGTACACCTGAACCTGTTAATCCAGTTTCTATTCTTTGAAAATGTATGTCTGTTAAATTATTTTTTAACAGAAGCCACAGGTCTTTTTCTCTAGCCACTAGACCTCTATACCCGTGTGTGGAGCTAGTTTTTTATTATCTGCGGCTAGTTTTACGTCTTTATCTGCTAACCACATATTAAAAAGTTCTCTAGCTTTTTCTTTATCGTCACAAACTTTTACAAACTCCAACCATTTTTCTTTTGCTATTCTATTACCGTTATAATAATCTCCGTCTCCCAATTTACATCGAGTAATTATTTGATGAACTCTTTGTTTAGTTATTTTATGTCGTAGACCTATCTCTTGTAGAGTAGACTTATTTTTTCTCCACTCTTGGTAAATACTTCTATAACGTATATCATTTTCTTTAGCTTTCTGATGATTTATTCCTTGCATTATTGCTCCTCTGTTTGACCCCATGATGGACCAAGTTCATAGTCAACTAATAAAGGCACAACTAAGTCTACGCAATCTCGCATAATCTCACATACCTTCTTAGCTTCGGTTTTATCTTTTACAGATATATCGACTTCATCGTGTATTTGTAGATGTGGAATAATTCCTTCTTTCCACAACTCCAGCATAGCTAACTTAGTCATATCTGCTGCTGAACCCTGAATTAATCTATTCAGAGCTTTATAAGTGAAAGACCTTTTTAGACTTTCACCATATTCACTTTTAGCTTCTTCTAATGGTAGAGGTGTAGTTCTTTCGAACCTGCTCTCCCATAAGTCGAACCTACATCGTCTACCCCCTAAAGTCTTTATATATCCTCTATCTGTAGCTATCCGAGTACATTGGTCTTGTAGTCCTTTTATAAAAGGTACTTTCTCATGATACTGGTCAAATAGTTTTTGTGCTTCGCTATCATCTAAACCTAATTCATTAATTAATTTTTCTTTCCCCATGCCATAGCTAAGTCCTAGGTTTATCGTCTTAGCTTGTTTACGTGGTATATTAGCCATATCTGCAACTATTTGATGAAAGTCTGCATTCCTTTCGGTATACTCTATAACTGCTTCTTTAGCTCCCGCTAAATTCATTTTATCAGCATAATGTACAGTTAATCTAGGTTCTTGTTGTGAGTAATCGAACACACCCCATTCACAATCTTCTTCAGGTATGAAGATAGAGCGTATCATATCTCCAATCTCTGGGTCTCTTGCAGGTACTTGTTGTAGATTAGGATTACTATAGCTGAACCGACCACTGACCGTGCCCCCTCTATCACTACGTAATGGATGAGCTTCTGCATGTATACGACCTTCGTGTGAATGTTCTAATATCATTTTATCTATAAAAGTAGTTCTAGCTTTATTTAATTTTCTAGCTTCTACAATTAGTCTAGGTAGTTCATGAGTATGGCTTTCTAACCACTGTCTTTGAAAAGAAGCCATGCCTTTTTCAGTTCTAGGATAGAATAATTTATTTTTATCGAATATGTCTTGTAGAGAAGCATTAGCCCATAGATTGACTTCCGAACCGTACTTCCTTTTTATTTCTACTTGAATCTTTTGTTCTTTTTTAGATAGTTCTTTCGAAATAGAGTGAGCTTTTTCTTCATCTACTCTTACACCTCTCCACCTCATTTCTATAAGTAGAGGTATCAAACTAGTTTCTAATTCATATATTTTTGATAAGTCTTGACTTTTTATTTCTTGTTTTAATTTATCCCAAACTTTTAATGTAAGTGCTGCGTCTTGCTCACCATAAGGTCCAACGTATTTAGAATGTAGTTTATACATTTCTGATTTAGGATTTATACCATAAGCGAGTGCTGCGTCTTGTAATAAAGACTCATCTTTTTTATTATTACAATAACTCTCACCTAACGAGTCTAGTGAATACGAACGTCTGTTCTCATCGATGAGAGGTGCTGCGAACATAGTATCTACTATATTCCCACACACCTCTACACCTTCTCTTTTTAACCACCCAACATCGTACAATGAGTTATGAAAGACCACGTCACGTTTATTAGATGAAAGAGTTTTAGACAGCCATTTGAGGACTAACCCCTCGTCTAAGTTGCCCCCGCCTTGATGTCTAAAAGGGAAATAACCTTTCCAATCATCAGTAGCTACACCCACACCTATGACATAACCATCACCTGTAGCCCAGCCTGGACCCTTGACTAATAAGTTAGGGTCACAGGTTTCTAAATCGACTGCGATAGTTTTTGTCTCGGGTATATTAGGAAATAACTCGGGCACTTCCCAATTACTCTTAGGTGCGAACATAGGTTCTTGAATCACTTTTTCTTTTTAGTCTGTAGCTTAGTCTTTTTAGCTCTAGGTTTCTTACCTTTAGCCCTAACTACACCAACTTGTTCAGCTTTTTCTGGTGCTTTAGGTCTATGTTTCTTTTCCTCGAACTTAGGTAAATCGACTGCTGCTTCATCTAACGCTTTATCGACTTTATCGTCTTTCTTAAAAAATTTAAGAACTTTAGCTATTATCGTCATGTTGACTCTCCTGTATTATAGTTGTACTAAACATTTCCTCTATGGTTTCAGGGTCGGACTGTGCCAATATCTCCTGTTCACAAAGTAACAAATATCTACGTAAATCACGTATATCATCTAGTAGACCTGCTTCACCTTTAAATGCTTCTCCAGCTTCAAAGATATCCCAACCATGTTTTTCTGATTGGTGTTCTATCCTATCGAACTTACGAGCTAACATCATAAAAGCTCCTACACCTCCTCTACGTTTCCAAGAATCTCCATACGAAGTTTCTGCTTTCTTTAACGCTTCGAGGTCTCTCTGTGCTATGTCTTTCATAGCTTCCCACTTACTTGTCATAAGTACTCCTTATTTATTATTTAAATTATGTAACTTATCTCTTTTGGTTATCCAGTTGAAACAAGCCACCATCCAATCTTGAGCAGTAATTTTAGATACATACTCATACGCTTTATCGTAATCTCTCTCTTTATGAGCACTAAACGCTTTCACCATAGGCATAGCTATGTCTTTGAAAGTAGGCTCATTAAAATTATAGTTAGATAAATCTATTTTCTTTTCTGTATGTTCGGGAACATCATCTATATCAAGCCACCATAAATTAAAAGGACTAAAAAATATTCGTAATTCTTTATCGAATATTTCTTTATCTGTATAGAGTGGACTATATTCATAACCGTCACAGTAATCAGAACTTAAATGTCTGTATGTTAGAGGGTCAAGTTCTGCTCCTTTTATTCTATCCCAAACTTTATTTTCATAGACGTGTAAGCTATCGCTAATCTGTGTATATACTCCTATATCAACTCCTATAGCTAAAGCAATATATTCCTGAAGGATAGACATATGTACTGCGTTAGCACCATAAGCACCCCATACCATATCGTTAGAGCGATTACAGACTGTCATATTTAGTTTTCCGTTTCTAATTTTAAAATAAATATTCGTATTACAAGGTACATCTAAAGACTTATCAGCTAAATCTTTTATACCCCACATCTGTAAAACTGCACGTCTATCGTCAGGATTTTTAATTAATATATCTATGATTTGTTCTATTTGGTCTTCACCAAAATAACTTCTCCACCTATTACCGTAGGCAGCATTTAAAGTCCTGCCATCATCAGAAAAATCTTTCATAGATTTTACAAAGTAAGTAAGTGGTGCTAAATCATTATTACCATTCAACATCCATAGACTTTCTATAAAATGAAAAAATGGGTTAGCGTCTCGTTTAGTACAAAATAAAACTCGCTCCCAAGGATTCTGATAAACAGTAGTTAATGGTTCATTTAGTTCTAACGTTTTACCGTTTCTACTATCTTGTTCTATATAGTTATCTGGAAAACAAAATAAATCAATCCCTCTTTCTAGGGCTTCATTTACATTCCTTACCTTTAACGTATTCATACGGGTGAGTTATGCATTCCTGTTATTTCATCTATAAGAAACCCTATCTCTGATTCCGTAAGCACGGGTATCTTCCTTTTTATAAACTCTACCGCTTGAGTATAGTCTGCGGGTACGTTTAGAAAATACGCTACTTCTACGAACTGAGTATAGTATTTATCTACTTGCTCACCCCATGTATCTAAGAGCTCTATGGCTAATTCATTCATTTTGCCCATATGCTTTCTCCTTCTTCTATATCTTCCACTATAGGAAGATGTTTATTATGTTTATAAATAGACCTTGTTCTTCCTTCCTCGTTTAATATACGAGAATACTTATCGAACTCACAAAGTCCTCCTTCTACTTCTCTCATTTCAAAGTTATGTTTTAAGTCATACATACCTTTATTTAATACCCACCAATTATGGTTATTAACTTTTACTATGTCGTAGAGCTCTTGCATTTCAGAGTTCCAATCATGACTTCGTTTCGAGAAAGTTAATTCTCTACCCGTCAACCTATTTAGCCCTCGCATTGCACCTGGACCAGCATTAGCCCACGAACAAATATCTGTAGCTTCATTTAATAAATGAGTAAATCGTAAATCTGTAACTACCTCGTATGCCATAAATGGACCCATGTACGGATATTCTTTTATAAGTTCCCATGCTTTTTGTAATGACCCACCGTCTTGCTCTTTATATTTATAGAGTTGTTCTAAAATATAATCTTTAGCGTTCCACATATGAGTTATAGATTCAGCGACTCCTGTAACTTTATCCATACGGTTAGGTGTCTTGATAATATAAGCACCCGTAATCCATTTAGGTTGTACCCGTATAAGTTCTATAGCTTTTTCTCTATCCCACTCTATATGTAAGTTGTTATCTAATAAAGTTCTACCCGTTTCTATAAGATTAAACCACCTAAAGATAACCGTAGCCATAAATACTTCGGGCTTATCTTTTAGTGGGTCTCTTATATGAGTTCTTAACCAACGGGTAGTTCTATCGTCTTCTCTATATACTTGACAAAACTTAAACTTTCTAAGTATCTCGTCTTCTGTCCAAGGCGGTTTATCTTTATAGTATTCCTTACACACTCGTATACCTTCCCTTTCAGAAATCCAATACTTATAAAGTTCTACTTGTTCTGGTATAAAGGTCATTACTTCTTACGTATTCTCCATGCACAATTATTAGCTACTGATGGATAGAAAGTCGCTGCTGCCATTCTTAAAAACTGCTTACCGAATCTATCTTCTAATAGACTAAATTGTTTATGAGTCCATCCTCCATACTCTCTATGGTGATTTTCAGGGTCGTTCATAAACTTTTTCAATCTAGGAAGTTGTATAAATGTTCCAGTAACAGCTTCTATCTCAAAGTTTCTTTCTAGTTCTTCTTTAAGTTCTTCGAAACCCCACTCATATACGTGGTCTTCAGGAAGTTTATCGTTAGAGCCGTCGTGGTTAGGAGTAGATACATATCCTAATGCTCCTGGTCTCATAACCCTAGCAACGTCATCTAACCAAGCAGGAACAAACTCCCTACCCATGTGTTCTATAACTTCCGTAGACCAAAAGAAATCTATACTTTCATCTTCTAGTTTAAATATAGGGTCTACTGTTAAGTCTTGTATACGTATCTCACCGTTAAATATCTTAAACCAAGCAGAGTCTTTTAGTTCTCCACCTGCATTAGACCAATATGGGTTTTCCATTTCACATGCAGGGTCTATATCGTACCCAACGTATGAGCTGATTACGTCAGTCTTTTTTATTACGTATGCTTTATAAAGACAACGCAAAGCCCAACACTCACCACAACCAACTTCAAAAGTATTAAGTGGTCTACCTAATCTTTTAGCTTCGTCTATACATAATGAAGCTATTTTATCGAAACGACTCATATGAGCTAACTCATCGGGTCTCCAATTACCTAGAATACCTGCTGACGCTAAATCCATTCTAGTATTTTTACTATCGTTTTCATTGACAGTAAGTTTTCTTCTTATTGATGACATTACACCTCCCACCAATCTGGTTTATCTCTACCCTTTTCCCACTTAGCGTAATGTTTTTCGTGTATAACATAATCTCTGTAAGCGAGAACTGGGTTCTCATGTTTATACTCATCAGGCATTGCCTGAGGTAATTCTGTTAATCCTGCTATCCGTATATTCGCAGGTAAATAAGAAAGCGGTTCTTCTAATTTTAAAAAACTTAAATGTTGCTTTCCATAACGTCTAGTATATTCAGAACATAAAGCTATAAAGTGACTATAGAGCCATAGATAATTATCGCTAGTAGTTCTAGCCCATATCGTACATGGGTGGTTTTTATATGCTATTTTATAAATACCATTAGCGTCACACCAATCTTCATCGGAATGTATTCTATGAGCAGTACATAACATCTGAGCAGACTCTAAAGGCATTTTTACTATCAGCTTATCAGGTAAAAACTCTGCCGCTTCTTTAGGACTCTTAGATACGTAAAATATATTCATTTTTTCACCTTTATCCTACGCGGTGGTTTCTTTTCTTTATTTTTTATTCTCTCCATCATCTCCATGTGCTCTTTCATGGTCATAGTTTTATTAGCCATTAATTACGTTCTCTTTTTACATACTCGGATATACGTGCGGGTATTACAATATGAGTATTACAAAAGGTACAACACCTCCCCTCATCTTTTACAGGACTTGGGTTATGTCCGAACTCCTCATCTCTTTTACGGTCGCAAATAACACAATTTATCATTTTAATCTCCTTTACATATAGTAGTTTACTTTATATTTATTACAAAGTAAAAGACTTTTTACATTTGGTAGCAGCGAGGACTTTGAGGTTCAATAAGGTACAAGTTCTCTTTAGTTCTCGTAACTGCAACATAAAATACTCTATTCTCATCATCAGGATTTTGCTGATAATTTTTATAAACTCTATTAGTAATATCTGTAATCAATACTACATTCTCACATTCACCACCTTTAGCAGCATGAATAGTGGATAATTTTATTCTAGGTTTTTTAGTAATCTTTTCTCCTCTACGTAGCATAGCTCGTATGTAGCTGATTTCTTTTACACTTAATAAACTAAAAGCGTCAAACCAAACACTCTGAGGTATATCGGGAAAGTAATACAACATATCTTTCATATCAAGTTTTGCTTTCTCGTCGATAGTATCTATAACTTTAGGGTTTTTTAATTTAATTTGTTTTATAATGTTCACACATTCAGCTAAAGTTATTTTTTCTCCTGCTCTAAGTCTTTCCCAGTTTATTACAGATTGTACCTTTTTCTCAGAAATACTAGGTCTACCCTTCACTTCAAAAAACCAACCTTCGTTCCTGCAATACTCATCTACTTGTTCTAAAAGGTAGTTTGTCCGAGCTAATACAAGCCATTCACCGCTTTCCATGTTTACTAAATCTATGTTTGGTTCCCACCTTACTGTACCTTTTTGCTCTCTAGGGTTCCAAGTTTTATGTACCCTAGAACGCACCTGATTTATACATCGCATAGCCACATCGTGCACAGAAAAAGGTACGCGATACGACTGTTTTAAAATCATTGCGTCTTTAGAATTACTAATTAAATAATCAACATCAGCACCCGCCCACTTATAAATAGCTTGGTCATCATCACCCGCAACATAAACCCTAGTAGAGTTTTCTGCTAACTTACGCACCACCGACCACTGTAAAGGGGACAAGTCTTGGGCTTCATCTACATACATAACATCTAACTTAGGTATTTCTCCTTTAGTCAGAAAGTCTTGTAACATATCTGTGTAATCTACAAGTAATCTATCTTGCTTAAATAAATTTAATCCTTTGGCATAACGCTCTAATTCAAACCAACCTACAGCGTCTTCTACATCGTGCCATTGGTCTTTTAAACCTACCCCTCGCATACGTGCTAAGTTTTCTATAAACGCTAATCTATCATCATGTGTCATAGCAAATAAATGCCCGTCGTCTGAATTACTAGACCCAGTTAGTTTTAAATTCATCTTTTCATTTAAATCTAATATATCCCTACGACCTAAAACATTTTCTCTATTTAATCCTAGTTGTCTAAACGCTAGAGAATGTAGAGTCCTAAAATAAGGTAAATCTTTATCTAAAATATTATCGAACTTAGCTATAGCCCTATCTTTACCCTCAGATACCGCCTTTTTAGTGAAGGTAAAAAACCCTATCTTATCAGGTTCTGTTCCACTTTCTAATTCATCTTCTATAAGACCAAGTAAGGTACTCGTCTTTCCAGTTCCAGGCGGTCCAAGAATAACTTGTGTTTTACTAGGTAATGTCATATCGGGTTATCGTCAAACTCAGGTAAATCATGCGACTCATCTTGAGCTTTAAATTCATCTATGTGCCATACGTTTACACCTTTGCCTTTTATATTGAAAAAGTATGGCTCTCCATTTAGTTGTTTTAATTTAGAAGTTAATTTATTTCTTTGATACTCTTTAAAGTTATGTCTATGTAGATACTCCATAAGGTCTGCTAATCTAAAATAAGTCTTGCCTTTATCCGTCCAAGGTTTATGTAGTAATAATTCATCACGTTCTCTCGCAGGTCTTTCTGTACAAAATGCTTCTAATAACTCTAAGAAAAATCCTTCGGTAGACGCTTCTTTAGGTACTTCAACAATCGTTAAAGAGTCTAGTAGTTGTTGTATTATTTGTCTCCAAACGTTTTCTTTTACCTTCGGTGGTATTTTATTTAGAGCGTCCATACACTTACGCTGAAATCTATTTTGGTTTAGTAAATCATCTGTTTCTAGTTCTAACCTACCGCCCTCTACGTCTAAAAACCATATTGGCGGGTCACTATCTTGTTTAGTTAAATTACTAAACAATGGTGTCCCCCCTCCCGCTCCGATACCATACTTCCTAGTTCTACAAAGAGGACTATTACAGTGTCCAGCGAGAGGTTGGTCGTTACATTTATAGAAATAATCTTTTCTGTTTACTTGTTTTGCAATAGTTAATACTTCTTGTGCACCTAGTGGCGGTTGCATATATTTTATATTTACTTCTTCTAATCTTTTTTCCCAATCGTCTGGGTATTTCTTTCTTAGGAATACACCTAGATTAAATAACCCTGAGTTTCTTGTACCTTTAGGAAACCCTTGTACGATTAAATGTTGTAAGCAAGGAGGTGATTGGTCTATCCAATCTACCTCCTCGCTTAAAGGACTAGCTTCTAACGACTCTAGCCCTGAGGGGGATAACATTAATTCTTCTGCTCTTTCTAGAAATTCTTCAGGACTTATAGCTTGTCCGTCTTTATTGTAAGCATACCGTGTAGAGTTCTCTCCTGCAAAGTACGGCATGTTTAGAGTGCTACCTCTGTCTCCTCTATCTAATAATAATTGTGTTTGTTTTGGAAATATCTCAGCCTGACCGAAACCTATTGACGCAGCAAGTTGTCTTAACTTACGTTGCATTAATGAGGCTTCGACAGGCTCAGATACGAAAAGATAAATATGTGCTCCTCCGCTTTTACTACGACAGACAGTAAGCGGTAGTTTATGTTTCGATATCTTTTTAGCTAGTCCTTTTAAGTCTAGTTGATATTCGTCTACATCTATAGCTCCCCAGACACATTGATTATTTTCATCAATGGCTACGATTCCTATACTTTGTTTACCGTTTAAATGGTTCTCCCAAAGTTTAAGCAGTCCTTCATCGGATAGCTCTTTAGATATAGTTACATTTTTTCCACTCGCCTTACCGTCTTCCCTAGTTTCGTTTAGGGCTGTAAAAGTCCCATACGCTTGACGAAGTCCAGCAAACCGTTTGGCAAATTCCTCTGCCAACGACATAATTTACCCCTATGTTAAAATGGTGCTTCTTCAGCTTCTCCATTAGTTTTTGATACAGTACCGTCTTGTTCATGTTTAACTTCAACATCACCTTGTTTTGCCGAAGACATAAACTCTTTAGCTACCATAGCTGTGTCTAAATCAGTTTGACCTTCTTGGTTTACTGTAAATACATTCCATGTGCCTTTATCATTAGACATTGAGCTAGTACCTAATTTATAGGTAAACGCGAACATAGGTGCTTGAACAGAAGCTCCTGCACTATTTTTCACTCTAGCCATTCTAAGCATAGTCAACCATTTCCTAGCTACACCAAGTTGGGTAGAAGTCATAGTTATAAGTGCTTGTTGAGGGTCAGGTTCAGTAACTAGAACGAAAAACTGTGCAGTTTCTACAATCTCATTACCGTTCTGTAAGTAGTAACGTCTAGTCTGTTCGTCTCTTTTACAAGACTTTAGTATAGACATATCGTGATTAGCGTCTACTAATCCACCACCTTTTTCTCTAGGAATCCACTCTATATACTTTTTAGAGTAGGCACAAGGTACTACTGAAATACCTTTATCTCCATCATACACCTCACCACTGACCGTATTTATCAGGTCACCAGCAGAAGCACCTTCGATATAGTTTCCACTATTCTTATTTAATTGTGGGGACATAGGTTGGAGCAGACGTATAAAGGGGATAGCATAATCCTCCGTTGTAGCCTCCTCTAAGCCAGTTCCCGCTGAAAGCAAAGAATCATCATATGCCGCTACTGCGGTAGACTTTTTCTCTGCAACCTCTGTGTTTTGCGTATTCGCCATATTACACCTTTTTTATAGTTGCTTTAGTGCCTACAAAGACACCAAATGGTTCACTCGGAATATCCACTCCATTACTAAGTTGTTCTTTTACGAACGCTTTTAAAGTACTAGGGTGAATGCTTTGACGTATTTCTGGAGCTAGTCCACGAGATTTAAGAGCGTCTACAGTTTCATTAACTACTACGTCTTCATCTCTACCGAACTTTAAAAGTACCTCATTTTTAATAAGTCCTTCATGTCCGTTACGAACAAGCCAGTCATAAGCCAGTTTTTGATTAGCTTTAGAAATATGAGCACCATAGTAATCTCCTATAGTAATCTTCTCTCCGCTACTCAAGATTATTTCCGTTAGCCCTGCAGTTTGCATAGCGTCTGGAAGTTCTTGTTCAGCTACTAATCTAAGTTCTTCTTTTTTAACCTTTACAGCTTCCTCTAAATCTTTTAGTTCTTTCTCTAAAGTTAGCTGTTTATTGGCTAAAGCAGAAACAGTTGAAAGCTCCCCGTCAGAAACATCTTTGTCCCAATCCGAAACATTTTCTTCTCCGACTAGTTGCTCAAAAGTTGGTTTATTTTCTGTCATATTTCTCCTTTCTCGTGTAGGTCTATTCGAACGGGATAGTAAGTACCTTCTTGCCTATCCCACTTTAGTATATTATAACGACCCCGATTATAATATGAAGCCACCGAACACGCGACACCAATCGCGGCAGGGTCTCCTATCAGTAATAAGTAATCTTCATCTTTAAAGTCTTGTAGGGCTTGTTTCATCCTTTTTATAGACGGTGAAGCACTTAACATGATATTTGTATTAGAAGGTAACAAGACTTCAAAATCACCATACTGTCTAGCAGACGTGATGTTTCGTCCTGGAACTTCTTGTATAACATATACTGTCATGTTTCTCCTTTCTGATTTCTAAGGGCTTACTTTACTAATTTAAAACGACAAAGTAAAGGATATTATTTTTATTAGTATTTTCAGATTTAAAAAATTAAATCTAAAAAAGTTTTTAGAACTACTAATATTTTTAATAGACTAATAGATTGTTTTAAAAAACTTAATTTTTATAACGGTTTGTACCCTATTAGTTTTAGATAAAATCTATTAGAGGGCACGGGGAAATATTACTAATCCAGTATATTTTGATTAAAATATAAGATATAATCCGCTTTAGAAATAAGAAAGTAGCTATGAAATATAAATTTAAGACCGAACCTTACGGTCATCAATTAGAAGCATTGAAACGCTCTTGGGATAAAGAGGAGTTTGCATATTTTATGGAAATGGGGACAGGTAAATCTAAAGTCCTTATTGATAATATAGCTGTACTTTACGATAGGGGTAAAATCAACGCGGCAATAATTATTGCACCAAAAGGTGTTTATGAAAATTGGTCGGGTAGAGAAATACCTACACATTTACCTGACCACGTAATACATAGGGTGGGTGTATGGAATCCTAACCCTACTAAAAAAGAGAAAGAAAAATTATTAAGTTTATTTGAACCTACTTTAGATTTAAAAATATTGGTTATAAATGTTGAAGCATTTAGCACAAAGAAAGGTGTAACGTTTGTTGATAAATTTATTAATACCCATTTCCCACTGATAGCGGTTGACGAATCAACGACTATAAAAAATCCTAAAGCACAACGAACCAAGAACCTTTTAAAATTAGCAGTAAATTGTAAGTATCGTAGAATACTAACTGGATTCCCAGTTACTCAATCACCGTTAGATTTATTTAGCCAAAGTGAGTTCTTAGCACCTTCGTTATTGGGCTATGGTTCGTATTACTCTTTCCAAAATAGGTATGCTCAAATTATAAATAGGGCTATGGGACAAAGAAGTTTTAGACAAGTTGTAGGTTATCAACACCTAGATGAGCTTAGTAATAAAGTAAATAACTTTTCGTACAGAGTTCTCAAAAAAGAATGTTTAGACTTACCTGATAAAGTATATATGCGAAGGGAAGTAGAACTCACTCCTGAACAAAAGAAAGTCTATAACGAAATAAAAGATTATGCCCTAGCAGAACTAGAAGATAACGAAGTTGTAAGTGTAACTTCTGTCCTTACACAAATACTTAGACTTCATCAAGTTGTATGTGGTTTTGTGAAACATGATAAAGGAGAAGAAGTTGAAATAAAAAATAACCGCGTTGATGAATTATTAAATATATTAGCAGAAGTACAAGGTAAAACTATTATTTGGGCTAACTATCAATACGATATACGAAGAATATTAAAAGTATTAGAAGAAACTGTAGGAGCCGAAGCGGTAGCTACTTATTATGGCGATACTCCTGAGGAAGATAGACAAAACATAATTAATAAATTTCAAGACCCTGATTCTGAATTAAAGTATTTAATTAGTAATGTACAAACTGGTGGATATGGTATAACGCTTACTGCGGCTAATACAGTTGTTTATTATTCCAATAATTATGATTTAGAAAAAAGATTACAATCAGAAGACCGTGCTCATAGAATAGGACAAAGCAATAAAGTTACCTATATTGATTTAGTTTCTAAGGGTACTGTCGATGAAAAGATAGTAAAAGCATTAAGAAGTAAATTAAACCTAGCCCAAGAAGTATTGGGCGATGAGAAATGGAGGGATTGGATTGCTTAAATTTTATAAAGGAGCTATGAAGGGTTACGACCCACTTATAGATAAATGGGATAAACCTACTAAACGTATTTACGAAGGTAGAACTATCGAAGGTAGAAAAACTAGAGGTTTTGGTGATAGTAAATTTTCGTATGCGGGTAAAAGTTATAATCCAGACGCTTGGACACAACCTATGAAATATATCAAAGGTAATTTAGAAACTTTTATACGGAGAGAACTAGATATAGAAGTTGATTTTAAATTTTGTTTATGCGGGTACTATGGCACTGACGGTAAGGGTATACCGCACCATTCTGATACAGTACCTACGTATAATGATTTAGTTGTATCGCTTTCTTTCGGTGCACCTAGAATATTTCAATGGCATGAATATGGGTACCATATAAAACAAGAAACTAATACAAGTAAAACTAATATCTATACTACAGATACTCGTAAAGAAACTAATTATTTAATGGAAGACGGGGATTTATTTATATTCGATGGACATTCACAGATGTTCGCTACTCATAGTGTACCCGATGTAGAAGGCGGGGGAGAAAGAGTTAATTTAACTTTTAGAACTGGTATTTAAGGTAAATAGATTAAACCGCCACCCGCGTATTCTTCCATTTCACCACCGTCAGCATATTTCATCGGACCGCCACCCATCATTTTCTTAACATCGCCACCGTAAGACATTTCTTTCATTTCACCACCGTAAGCCATTTTCTTTTCTTCAGGTTTTTTAGATAGTGAATTCATAATCATACTTCTCATCATAGCTCTACCGTCAGCAGCTTTTACAAAACCCATTTTTTCTACAACTTCTTTGGGTAATGCTCTAAGACCTGCTCCTTCTTTACCGTCAGGAATAGGTTTGCCTTCTGCTGCCATAATAGGTTTACCATAAGCAGCCATTGTAGGTTGTTGTGTTCGCGATTTAGCAGTTTTAATTAACATTAGACTTTGTTCTAGTACTTGCTCTGCCTCATCTAAATCTCCATTAGTACGACCAACCACTGCTGAAGCTAACATATCAGCGTCGCTATTAATATCAATACCCTGAGGTGCAGAATCAGCAGGGTTTGGTACTTGTTCTTGTTGCATCATCGCCATATCTTGTGGCGGCATCATACCTGCTATTCCTTGAGCGGATTCCATAGGTTGTGCACCCATACTCATAGGTACATCTGACCTAGCTCCTTGTGTCATTATATTAGTTAATTCTTCTATTCCTGCCATATCTATGCTCCGTATGTAGTTTTATTCGGTCTAAATCCATTTTGAAATACATCCGTTACGTTTGTCATTATACCTCTATCTAATGGATTTGAGTATAGTTTACTTTGATTGGTAGTAGCTTTCGCTAAATTACCGTTTTTCGGTGTATTTTCAACTGGGACTGTAAACTGATTTATAGGGCTTCTTTGGGGTAATGCTGTAGTTATACCTTTCATATAATTATTTTTATATTTTAGAACGTCTGCTTCGTACTGATTACGTGGTGGAGGAGAATTTCTCATATCTCTTTCCATATCAATATATTGAAAAACTTCATCGTAAAAACTCATAACTCTACTCCTGCTTTTCTAGCTATCTCTAATATTTGTTTTATATTATCTGCTTGTTCTTGCCCTATAAGGTCATTTATTCTTTTTTGTTCTGCCTCTTGCCTATTCCTTATTATATCTTTCTCTCTTGTAGTGTACTTACTTTGTTCGTAATCTTTAGTTAAATTATATTGTTCACCACTTCTTATTTGATAATTAGTATATAGTTTTAAAAAAGTACGAGCGGCTCGATTACTTTCTAATCCTCTCACATATGCATCAAAAAGTTCCCCGCCTGTTTCAGAAGCGTCCATAATCAAAGTTCTTAAAAAATTAGCATTTCTTTCTCTTAAATTTTTCTCAACTGCCGTAACTCGTCTACCTAATTGAGTTAAAGGTGGGATAATAAATCTTTTTAAATAATTTAATTCAGGGTTTTCGAAACTCTCTGACAAACTTTTAAGAACAGCAGCATCACTATCATAAAATCCTTGTGTTAATCTATCAGACATTTCTGATAAAACATTCATATTTTTTACAAATTTATCTCCTGCTCTATTACCCATAACTAAATTAGCTACTCCTCTAAAAGATAAACTAATACCAGCAGCTTCATCAGGCGAAAATTTAGTATTTATAAAATTTTGAAATTTATTAAAATCAAAAACTCCATTAGTAGATGAAGCGTCATAAATATATTTTTTAAATATTTGAGTCACATCTTTTTGAAGTTTTTTACTTCCCCTTGAATTTATAATATTCATTAATTGTTCTAATTGATTAAATGCTTGACCTGTATTATCGATTCGATTAAAAATATTACTTACTATATTGTAAGCATCACCTTCTCCAAAAGTATCATTCAGTTTACGAAGACTAGCTTCGTATGCATCTATCTCAGGTAAGAATTTTTCTCTAAAAACTTTAGGGTCAGCGAATTTAGAAACACTATCTTCTTGAAAAATCTCTTTCACTAAAGCTCTATTGTCTTGCATAAATCTAAAATATGCTTTACTTTGTTCTACTGGAGTTTTATCAGGACTGAAAACATTAAATCGTATATTATCTATTAAATCATTTTGTAAACTATTTTTTATACTTTGACCTTCAGCTCCTAATTGGTCTAAATGGTTTACAAAATTTCTTAACGGAGTATTTACAGATGTTCCAGGAGTAGTTTGATTTAAAAAATAAGGTAATATTTGTTCTGGATTCTTTTTAGCTATTTCAGTTAAAACTGGGTTATAAGTATCAGACATTTTTCTAAATGCTTCGCTCTGATAAATTTTAAATTCTGCAAACTGTGCTGGACTTAACTCTCGTCTAGCGGTTGTTAAAATTTGACTATCTAAAGAATTTTCTAAAGCTAAAAATTTATCATTTAATTTAAGTTCTGCAGGAATTTTTGTATTTAAACTATTTCGGTATTGTCCTACTTGTTTTCTAAGAGCGAATAATTCTGGAATAGTAAAATCATTGTTATTATATGCGGTTAGTTGAGTTCTAAGGTCTGCAGGAAAAACTTCATCGATTTCTTTTTTAGCCGCTCTATCTCCTGCTCTCAATCCTCTACTAACAATATTATCAAAATTATTAACAGCGTCTAAAGCGTCCGCTGCTGCTCTTAATTGCGGGTTAGCTCTTTTTATAGGAGTATCGCTTAACCCTATAGTATTTAAATACTCAACATCTTGTTCATTTAAAACTTTTCTATATTCGTTTGTTCTTTCAGTTATTAATTTTTGAAAAACTGGTCTTATCTCTGTAGCGTAATCAGCACTATAAACATCTTCAACGGCACTTCTAGCACCCGTTTGTTTAAAAGAATCAAACTCTTCAATAAAATCGTTAATAATAAGTTGACCTTTTTGTACAAACTCTTGTCTTTGGCTATTTATCGCTCCACCTACCTCATCAGCTATCGTAGCTCCTGTCATACTAGTATCTAAACCATCAAAAACAGCTTTAAAAAAGTTATCTCGTACTTTTGTATTACCTGCTAAAGTTTGTTTAAACCAATCTACATAGTCTGAATTAACTGCTCCTTCTGTTTTTAATAATTTTTCTAAATCTGCAAAATATGCGTCTTTTGTTGCTTGAGCTGCTGTTGGGTCAAATTTTCCTATTTTTCTTTGTACATCACTAGCTATAACGATAATAGCGTCATTAATATCTTTTATAGATATATCTTTGCCTTCGAATACATTTTTATATGTACCGCCTTCATTATATTGTTTAGCTCTTTCATCCAATAATTGTCTAAATTTTATCATTTCATTCGTATCTAATGTACGACCACCTGATATAAATTTATATATCTGTGGAAGACCTTTCATAAATCCGTCAATTACTCCTTGTCCCCCTACCGATAAGGCACCTAAAAGAGCGGTCTCTTCAGCCATTTGCCCTAAGGTGTAATCATGGTAACCTAAAGATTCTCCTAAAAGTCTTTGTCCGAATAAAGTTAATGCCGCACTACCACCGAGCATACCGTATTCACCTAATTTATTTGCACCTTTTCTTAAAGTTCCGATATCTTGAATTCCGTACTGTGCTAAATTAGTTAATTTTTTACCCTGCATTATTTTATTACCTGCAAAAATTTCTGCTATTATGGGCAATCCTTCTGCAGCTGCAAACTCTAAATAATCTAAACCTGACACAAAAGGTGCGTCTACTATTTGAGGGTTCTCCATATCTGCGAAATATGCAATAGAATTATTAGGGTTGTTTGGTATAGCGTAAGCGAATTTAGGTTCTAAATTCGAATAAAATTTTGGATTTGGTTGTCCAAAATAAGAAAGTTTAGTTTCCTCGTCTCTTTTACCCACCACTCCTACGTTTTCTACAGCATAATTAGCTGTCTCAGGAGTATAATTAGACCCTGCAAAAAAATTCATAGCTAATTTAAATCTAGTAGCGTCTAAGATATTTCCAGGATTGTAACCAGCTTTTATTAATTCGTCAGTTTGTTCATAACCTATAGGTGTTACAGGTTTATTTTTTGTAGCAGAAGCATATCTATCTGGTAAATTACCTCGCGTATAATTGTATTGTCTTTGTAATATTTGTTCTGGGTTTGCTTTATCTTTTAAAGATTCTTCGTATTGTCTTAAATTAGTTGCATAAATTGGAAAAAATTCATTTACATTTAAATCTAAAGGTTGTCTTAAAAAAGGTTGTAATCTTTGTGGGTATGTTACATTTTTAAAATTCTCTTTTAGTTCTTCTAAAGTAGGTTCATTTTCAGTTCTATTTTCTAAATATGATTTTTGAACATTACTTTTAGATAATATTGCTAAATTTTTTAGTTGCTCATCATTAAGAAATTGACCGTATAACAAATTAGGATAAGTTTGGTTTGTAAAAAAATCTAAAACAGGCTGAGTTTTTAACTCTGCAACTGCTTGATTTTGTAGTTCAGCAAAAGTACTCATGGGGTTGCAAAAGGACTTCCAAATTTTCCTGTGTTGGGTTTGTCTAGTTTAGTACCCGTTCCTTCACTAGATGTTTCGAAGTCGCCACCTAATTTTTGTTGATTACTAGCCAACCATTCTACTACACTAGGCACAGTAGCATTTCTTTCAAAAAAAGTTCTTTGTTTACTTGGTTTTGTATAATCGTATTCTCCATCCGCATTAGGTTCCCAATCATAAAAAGGTCTTAATAATCCTAATTTTTCATTAGTTTCTTTATTTTTTAAATTCAAATTACCATAAGGTCCAAAAATACCGTCTCTTTCACTTAAAGTAGCTAAACTAAATACACCACCAGTTTCATCGTCTCTAGCTTTAACAGTTCTATTTATAAAATCTAATAAAATATCGTGTTTAACTCTAGGGTCTTGACTTCCTTCACCACCAATAATTCTAAAAAAGTTAGCTAAATCTTTATCTGATAATGTTCTACCAGTTTGTCCTGCGGTACCTGCGGCATAATAAGCAATATTTAAAAATAACGAAGCTAATTTAGCATTATTTAATGCTAATTTTTGTACATTATCTTTTAAGAAATTTCTAGAATTTGAGTCTATATCCGCAGTATCTATAAAATTACCTAATGCTGTATTTACATCTTCAGCATAAGTTTCTGAATCTTCATCTAATGATAGAAGTTTCTGTAATAGTTGTTTTGAAGAAGCATTTTTACCGAAAGTATTTGGGTCTAACCCACCTTCTCCTTCTCCAAAAAACTTGTCTATCTTACCGTCACCAAAAAGTTGATTTAAGTTTACTCGTACATTATTTCCTAAACTTGCGAAAGAAGCTACTGTAGTAGTTCCTGGCATATTTTCTGCGTCTTGTCTTTTTAATTCTATTAATGCGGGATTAGCTAATCCTATTAATTTAGCTGTAGCAGCGTCTTGTTCTTTTTGAGTATTAGCGTTTGCTCTTAAATCTTTTAGTGCATCTTTCCTAGCAAAATTAAAACTACCGTCAGCTTCTAAAGACCTTGCGATACCTTCAGTATATTTAACAAAACCTTCAGGATTTTTTATATAAGTTTTACCACCAATAGTTACTGCATTTTCTAATATTGGGTCGTCTCCTTTAAATGCTTCCGTAGGTACATAAATGTCTGTACCGAAATCATTTTCTGAAGTTATCCCTAAAGTGATATTAGGTTTTTGTCCTTGTGTAAGGTTTGCATAATCTAATATATTTACTTGACCAAAATCTTTTTTAAGACTTTCTTTTTTAAATTGATTTTTACTAGTATTTATTGATTGATTAACAGTATTTTTTCTATTTAAAAATTGATTAGTTATATTCGCTGATGTTGGAGACATTCTGCCAGAAAATAAAGTACCTATAGTACCTGCTATAGTCATTCCATCTACTCCGCTTGTATCTCTATCAGGACCATAAAGAGCGTATGCTTTTAATTCAGCATTTTTTACTTCTTTATCTATTAAACCCTCTTTTTCTAACTTATTCAGTCTTTCTTGTTCTTTTTTAAACCCTTCAGAGGTAACTTTATATTTATTTCTATTTACTGCACTATCTATCAATCCCGCTATACTTAAAATTCCAGGAAGATATTGTTCTGCAGCAGATAATTCATTAGATTCAGGTGCAGGAGTTCTAGTTCTAGCTGTAGGAAAATTTACTCTAGTTGGTGTTATTTCTATAGAGGTAATTCCAGGAGCTCCTTGATTTCCACCACCTATAGTTGGGAAAGGACTAAGACCAGTTATTCCGTTTGCCATTATTAAATAAGTCCTGGAAGTCCTGCCATAACAGGAAGGTTTGTGTTAGGGGGGATACTTGCTAAAGCTCCCTGTCTTGTTCCATATAATTCTTCATTTTGTCTTCTACCTATTCTAGCCATAGCCTCTCCAAAACCTGTTTCGTCTGCTAATAGACCTCTTCCTGGAGAAGAGCCTGGAAATATACTAGGGTTTAACGGAACATTTCCGAACGTTGGAGGAGTTACGTTGCTACCCATAATACCACTTTGGTAATTTAAACCACCCATATTATTTGATACGACTCCAGGGATTCCAGGAGCGAAACGATTTACATTACTAGCTCCTACCGCATCTGCTGCAGGTACTGCTCCAGCATAACCGAAACCACCTGCCAACGGACCAAGAGCCGCTAAAATATTTCCAACGTTTTGTAAATTTTGGAATGGTAAATTATATCTACCTACAAAGTTTTGGTAATCTAAATCTAATAAAGATTGGTTTCTATTTCTACCTAATCCTCCCGTAGAAAATAAAGAACTAATATCTTGTCTTTGTAAATTAGGTAACTGATTAGCTACATTAAACGTTCTACCTGAAATATCAGCTAATGAAGCACCTAATGCTCTATCTCTATCAGCACCTCTACTGAAGTCTGTAAAAGCTAAGTTTTGAGCTGTATCAAATCCTTTAGAATATAAACTACCTAATGCGTCAGTTAATCCTTCTATGCCTTGTCTAGTAATATCTGCTTCTGCTATACCTTGTCTAGCACTACCGATATTACCTGTCCTAGCTGCACCTACATTTAATTTACCTATTCTATCCGTAATAAATCTTTCTGCTCTATCCTCAACTCTACCTGCAACTCTATCTAAAAATGGATTAAAAAATTCATCAGTACTAGTTGGGTCGAATCTTTGTCCTATACCTTGTCTATATACATCAGCACTTTGACCTAATACGTCCGTTCCCGTTTGTAAAAAAGGTAAATAGCTACCGATAGCTTGGTCAGTTAAACCAAATGCTCTTTGTTCTCTAGGGTCAAAATTAGCTATTCGTTGTCCAGTATAAGAATAAGGATTACTATCAGGAACATTAGGGTCTGCTAATCCTCTTGATAATAAACCACTAGCTGCTGGAAAAATACCAGTGTTTAATATATCCGCTACCTGTGGTGCGGGGGCTTGGGATGAAAATTCTCGTTCTTCTCTACTAGCCATATCTTTGATTACCTTTATTATTAAATGCTTTTAATCTTTCGATACCTAAAGCGTGATTACCGCCACCAGCATGGTCTACCGCTGCTTTCGATAACATAAACTCACCATCACTAGCGAGTACTGGTATTATATCATCTTTTGGACCTCCTGGACCTACCACGGGGTCACCATTAAACATAGGTCTTGCTAAAACTTTTGAAGTTTCCCCTCCCATATTCATTCCAATATTTTGTAAACTTATACCACCACTAGGAGCTTGATAAGAAAAACGAGGAGCTGAAGCTGCACCTAATGAGGGTTTTTTATTTTTATTTTCTATAAGTTGAACTAAACTAGTTAGTCCTTGTATTAATAAAGCAGTTTCATCAGCAGTTAATTTTCCAACACCGTCACTTGCTTGTGCTCCTGCTATCGCTAAATCTGTAGCTGCTTTTTTTCTATCGTTAATTATTTCAGCTTTTGCCATATTATTTAGATTCGTAGCGGATGTATTAGGTTTTTCTAACAAAGATACTAAGTTAGTATCTGTTGTGAAATCTAGTTTCGGAGTATTTGGAGCAACCGTATTCATTATTTCTTCCATAGATATATTACTACCAACATCAGTAAGTTCGTCCATATTCAAAAAATCTAGTAATTCTTCTACAGTCATATTTTCTAAAGAAGATATAGGTTTACCGTTTTTAGCTCCTAATTTATCTTGTAAAGCATTTAAAATACCGTTATCAGATTTATTAGCTTGAGCTACTTCAAAATCTTCTTGATTAAGTTTGATGTCTTCCGCTATATTTTCGGTGTCTTGTCCTATATCTTGTAAATTTATAGAAGTTATTCCTTGACCCTGACCGCCTAACGGTGTTGATTCTGCTAAACTTTTAGGTGCTTCATTTTTATTGAATATACTACCAAGAAGAGTAGTTCCTGCTCCTATTAAAGCTCCTATTACTATCGGGTCCATATTGTCATATTTTAATTAAAATGCGGATTTTTGCCTATCCTGAGGTGCAGTTTATATAACTGTAAAGTGATTATACTTTATGAAGTAACAAGCTGTATAGCCCTTAATCGTCTTTTTCTTCTAAGATAGCTCGTATTTTTTCTGCTTTTTCTTTAGCTGTGTCTGCGTGTAATTCAGCGTCTACTACTTTTTCTAATTTAAAATTATCTAATTTTTGGTTCGGGATATACCTCCATGTATATCCATCTTCGCTATAAACACCGAACACGGTTTGCGAAAAACCAATTTTTATTATCATAGCCGTTTGTCCGTCTAGAATTACTTTATCACCTTCATCGAAAGGTGAAAAGAATCTAAAAAATGCTCCTTTTACAAAAGTTACAGCGTAATCTTTTACGGCTAATCCTACTAATAAAGTAAGTACAAATCCTATAAACTCGATATAAAAATCGTTTAACGTAAGTTCAAACATGGTCATATCATACATTAGTGTATCGTTGTTTTATGGTCATCAATACCATATGCCGATATAAATGTATCTAATTTTCCTACAACAATTATGCCTAAGTCCTCAGCATGTTGTTCAGCTTCTTTAAAATTTTTAGCTACGATATTTGGTCCGTCGTAAGTAACTCCGTCGTATTCAAACTCTGTTAAATAAATTTTTAAAGTATCAGTCATATTGTTTTAATTTAGTTTTACTTGCACCGCCTGTACCAGCATATAAACCAAACCAAGCGGCTCCCGCTCCTACAACAATAGATACGAACCCACTTTGTTCTAAACTAGGGGTATCTAAGCCCATAAACCATACACAAGTTTTATATAATAAAACTATATAAATTGTAATAAATAATCTAGGAAAAATTCTCCAAGAGTCTACAGTTACCGCTAAATCTACCCAAGTTTGAAATTTGTTAGGTTCGTATTTCTTTTGCGTAGTATCTAGTTCTAACTCTAATTTTACCTTTTGAGGTTCTTTAGTTTTTATGATTTCGTTAGGTTGTTCCATAATAATCACCTACCGAGAACAATAATAAAGTATTTTTTGGTGATTGTTAATCAGTGATTCTTTCTTCGCATAATCCTTCTTTGCCAAAATGACACCAACGACATCTCCATTTATGCGGGTTAGCGGGAAACTCTGTAGCTGTAGTCATCTCTATAGCTCTAGTGTTTATACGGTCTCTTTTTAAAATTATTGTTTGTGTATCGTAAACGAACTTACTTATTTTATTATGGTCTAAATACCACATCTCAGTAACTATTTCCTCTAATTCTGGAAACCTTTTTAAAGCTATAGAACCGTATAATTCACACTGTTCTCTATGAGCTTCTTCATTACCTTCGAACTTTCCTGTTTTAAAATCAATAACTCGAGCTTGTTTAGAAATACCTTCTTCATATACAAAAGCGTCTACTTTAGCCCTGCCCCAAGTATTATAATCAAACCAACCTGTTTGTTGCCATTCATTGTCCCAAGCCCAATCTTCTTCACAAAGCACGTGTCCTCTTTCGTGTAGTTCTTTTAGTTCTTTAAAACTATCTTCTAAACCTTTTATTTCTTCAGGTATTTCTTGATGGAAACCTCGAATATATTCTTCACATAATTTATGTATGTTTTTACCTCTATCCATCGCTGGACTTCCAGGCTCTTTTAACTTTTTAACAAATTTAAATTCTGCTTGTTTTGGACATTTTTCAAAACAACTTAAACGGCTATACGACCATTGATTTATCATGTTAATCTCCTTTTAGGTATTATATTTGAAAATATTTATAATGTAATTGTTATATCACCACCAGCACTAACAGACAAAGTGCCTAAAGAAGCCTGAGCTTCTAAACCACTTGTTGGAGGTCCACTAAATACAGCAGGAGCTACTGTGGCTATAGTTAGCCAATCGTCTCCATCATACACTTGTAATTTTTCTAAAGTCGTATCAAATACTATTGCTCCTAAATTAAATTTATTATCTAATTTTTCCGCAGTTGTTATTTGTCTAGTATTATCGGGGTCAAATTCTCCTAAATTTATTTCTAAAATTCTAAGTAATCTATTATATAACTCACCACTTACTTGACCGTCAGAACTAAAAGGTAATGACGTTCTTAATAATTTAGCCATTAGCGTTTTCCGTCAGGTTTTATTTCTATCCTATTATTACCTAATCTCCAACCCGTATCAGTATTTCCAGGATAAGAAGCGTCGTCATCTGATTCAAATCTAAAAGCCGCTTGTCTTGACCTAGAACGTAAATCTATTTTAGAAGCTGTACTTGATACAGCGTTTGTGCTTTTAGTAGTCAATGTTTCTCCAGGAGCATTTCTAGTTTTTAATACAAAATTTATTTGTCCTCCTCCTGCATTATTTAAAAATCTGACATCGGGTATTAATTTAGATATGTGGCTAAATTGTTCTCCTTCATCTAAATCCATATCTGAGCTTTCTATAAAAACATTAGTCATAGGACTACCATCATCGTCATAACCGAACTCGTGTTCATATAGATAATTATTTGCAGTAGCTCGTGGGTACGATTCAGTTCCTGAATCTAACCAAGCTGTTCTACTTAATATTCCGTAAGCCCATGCACCTATTTCATAATTATAAGAAACATACCTATCTATTTCGGTACCGTTTTTCGAAGTATAAAACCAGCCTACTTCATTAAATTCTTCATTTAAAAAAGCATGAAATTTATATGCTTCTGAAATATTTATATCATTGAAAACATAGCTTAAAACTGTACAAGGAACTTTTTGTACGGTACCTGTATACACATAAAAATTATCTACCGCCATCCAAAAAACACCTTTAGATGTTACTATCGCAGCATTCGGTCCAATTAAACCAGTTTCTTTATTTATTAAATTTATACCGAAAGTAAAAGGTGGTCCAACAAATTGCATACTATATAAAGAAGTATCTGTCCAAACTAATATCTCTTGCCTAGATTTTACGGCTCCTACTATAGTACTGCCTTCGGATAAACTTAATGCTCCTGCAGTATTAGTAGATTTTGGTTCCCATTCTACAACGTTATCTTGGTCACTAAATGCGATAAGCATTGGGTCTATATTTCCAGTTCTAGCTGTTCCTGCTGTATTTATCGGGTCTGCTCCTAAAACTATAGCGTGTTTATCTACCTGAGATACTAGGGTAAATAACCCTACTGTGGGGGCTAAATTAGCTCCTGCGAGGTCCGATAACGCTTTAGCCCTATTATGATTATTATTACTAGCCCATTCTACCCCTGCAGAACTATCCCAATAAAATATACCACCGTTTCTAGGGTTAATGATTAAATCTTCACCGTAATTATCATGCGACCATAATCTTAATTGACTAGCGAAAGCTAAAGGACTTGTGCTTCCCCAAGTGCTATCTCCCCAAGCTCCTGCTCCCCAACCAGTTCCAGATACATAAGTATCTAATCCTACTTGTATTTGATAGTACCCTATAGTGCTACTGCCTCCATTACCTGAGTCAGAACCTGTAGCAGCTACTGGTGAAGTTATAGTATAACTATTTGCGTTTACTACGGAAGCGACAATAAAACCTATTTGATTTAAGTAAGTTGTTCCTGTTTGATTTAAAACATCAGCAGTTATAGCACCACCTAAACTAGCTGCTCCACTAAAAGTTACATAGTCTCCTGCTCCTAATCCATGATTAGTGTCTGTTACAGTTATAGTAGTTGAACCTGAACTAGCAGAAAAAGTTACGTCTCCTGCGGCTGTTGTCTGTCTTAGTGGTGTGATGTCGTAAAATGCACCACCCTTTTCAATATAATATTTACTAGTGGTGCCTAATCCTAAAAATTTCGTACCATTTAAATCAGTCCACGCGTGTAATTTTCTACAATTACCTAAAAAAGTATTACTGTTATCTTTTCTCCAACCACCTATTTTTTCTACGTTTTGTTTATTAAAACGTATTAAGTTACCGTCAAACCAACCACCTTCGTTACTATAATTAGTACCTTCTCTGTTGATTCCTGGTTTAAATTGTAATTTCAATAAAGGCATTAAACTACTCTATAATTTATTCCGTCGTATGCGAAACTGTTTTTTCTGTTTTCTTCAGGGTTTACGTATGATACATGAATCCAACCACTATCTGGAGTTATTCCATCATAGTACTCTAAAATAACTTGGTCAAAGTCTAACTCATTTTTTATGTATGCGAATAGCGTTTCGTTGTCTATGCCAACGATTTCTATATCTACGGCTTGACCTAAAGTATGTTGACTAGTGTCACGAGAGCCAAGCTTTCTATTGAGCTCCAAACAGCGGTAACCAGAATTAGGAGTAAAAGGTTTGCCGAAATGATTTCGTATAGGTTCAAGTATTTCCTCACTTAAATTTTTTAAATTATTAAATATTGTTTTGTCAGTTACTCTATTATCAATACCTAAACGATAAGCCATTTGAGATTTTTCAAATTCTTTTAATTTAAAGTGTTTTGATAATTTAGTTTCTGAGGAGAACTCCATTTAGCCCTCCTAAAACAAAGTGTATCTTACTAGAAACCCTACAATAGTCAAGGAAATAGTAGCAGTGAATATTAAGCTATTCCTAATAGTTTTATTAATTGATAGAATTCCATTTTCTATAGAATCTAATCTACGATAATTTTCTTTCCAACGTTGGTCACATGCTGCTTCATGAGCACTTAATCTTTTATCTACTTCGTTTACTGTTGTTCTAGGCATTAGAAATATTCTTTTAAGTTCTTCCAGTATTCTTTTATTTTATCGTCTAATGCTCTATTTGTGTAAGGAGCAACTGCTTTTAGTAGTGCTTTGCCTACCACCGTTACAAATATTATCCAAAGTAAAATTTCCATTTATTCCTCTAAATCATTTATTGTTTGTCTTGCCTCTATTCTTTTTGTTGTCACATCTTCTGGGATAGCTTTACCTGTGTCTGCTTTCCTAACAACGTACCAATCAGTAGAATTTAAATAAGCGTGTGCTCCCGCAACTTTTTCTTCTGCAGTGAGTTCTAAAGTTACAGTTTTTGATGAGCCATCATTGGCAATATAATTATGATTATTGTCTAATGCAGTTTGCCATTGTTCATCAGTTAAACTTACGTTAGGTGTCGGAATACTGTCATGTACCTCATTATCATAAAAACCTTTTAAAATGTTGTTTTCATCTATGTGTGCGTATTTAGACATATTAATACCCTATAGCGATTAAATAAGTGTAACCTTGAGGGACACTAGAGGTATAACTAAAACTGGAAGTACCCGCACTATATATAAAACCTGTTCCATCACCTGCGTTAGTTGACCTATTATCTGATACAGAACCTGCAACAAAAGCATTAGGAAAACTTAATGGATAACTCCAACCACCTCCATAATAAGTGTGATAGTTTTTACCCCAAACTATTTGTAATCCATTACTGAATCTAACATATCCTGATGTGGAACTTTGTGAGTAACTAGCGGTTAAAAATCCTGAATTATTACTTAATTGAGATGTAGCTGTAGGTATTGTGGGTTTATTACTTAAATCATTATAACTACCACTGAAACTAGATGTGCCTTTAGAATTTAATTGTGTTTGTATTGCAGAAGTTACTCCATCCAAATATTGAAACTCTGCATTACTAACATTTCCATTTGCAATTTTTGAAGCGTCTATTGCAGCACTAGCTTTTATATTAGCGTCTTCTACATTTGTTAAACTATTGCCTGTTCCATCTGCGTCAAAAGTTTTGTTAGTAAATGTGGTCGTACTTGAAGCAGTTAAAAAACTAGATAATTGACTAGCTAAAGTACTGCCTCCGATAGTTGCATTAGATGATAAAGCTATTTTATCTAAAGCGTCATAAACTGCTGCACCAGAACCTAATCCATCAGTAAATACTATTTTAGAAGCTCCGTTAGCGATAGTTACATCAGCTCCTGAACCTTGTGATATAGATATTGATTGTCCTCCTGTAGTAGCGTTTTCTATAATAAACATTTTAGAAACCGTATTAGGAGCTATATTTAATGTTCTAGTAGCAGATAAACTAGTCGTCGATGTAACTTTAATATACATCGCTCTATATTTATCAGATACTCCATCTCCTATAGTAGCAGTTTTATCTCCATCACTGTCGAATGTAGCTTCAGTTTGATATGAAAAAGCCTCCGCTATTAACTCTAAATTAGTATTAGTCACGGTTCCCCAAGTACCAGATTGGTCCCCAGTTCCCATTTCATTTAATCTAAGATTATTTCCGTATGTACTCGCCATAGTGCCTCAATTATATGTAATAAAGTTTATTTACGCTACCTCCTCCCAATTAGGACTTTGTGCGTCGCTAACGGAAGTGTAATTAGGTGATTGTGTAGTATTTATAGAACTGTAATTAGGTGTTTGACTATCATCAATTTCTCCCCAAACTAATACAACAGGAGTTCCCACTGTTCCTACTTGTCCTACAGGAATTATATTTGCTTTAGCCGATATTAAAAGAGAGCCTAATCCCGAAGTGCTAGAAAGACCAGAAACACTAATTACATTTTGTGTTCTTGTACTAGGGTTATTCAAAGTAGCTTGAAGGATTAGTCCTGAAGCAGAAACATCAGCTGCACATGCTGTTGAAGGTGTGCCTAAAGCTGATGTGCCAGTTTGACCATCTACATCTATATTAGCTATTCCGTTTATTGTTATTGAGCCTACTGCAGAATTTGCAGCTCCTACTGCTTCTGTATCGGTACTTGCAAATACGTTTGCTGCAGCTACAGTAGAAAGTGAGCCAACTACTGATGTGCTAGTTTGACCTGCAGGAGTGACATTAGCTTCTGCATCTGTACTTACACTTACAGAACCAACATTAGCCGAAACGCTTGGTAGAATCGCTACAACACTACCATTTACCCCAACACCTGCTATATCTCCCGTGCCAACTTGTCCAGAAGGAACAACATTTCCTTCTCCTACTTGTGAGGTTGTGCCTAATTCAGATGTGGTTGATTGACCAGATGGTACAACACTTGCTTCACCTATTTGTGAGGTTGTGCCTAAAGCGGAAGTTCCTACTTGAGAGGCAGGTGTTACGTTTGCCTTACCTACAAAAGTAAAACTACCTACAGCTCCAGTAGCAGATTGTCCTGTAAGAGTTACACTGACGTTTGCGGAGTCACCTCCAGCTAATGCTGAAAATGGAGCTTCTGAAAATGCACTAATACCAAACATAATTTTATTTTGAGATAGATATTATTCTTGCGTTATTTTCTGATATATTTTTTATATCTATAATATTACTTGTTAATTTTTTTACAGAATATTTATCTATTGTTAGTTCATTATTTATCTTGCATTGTTCAGAAAAAAATATGTAATTAGTGTCTGATTGTTTATTTATTTGTTTTGATTGATTAGGTTTTAAATCTAAAACTTTAATTTGATAATCACTTCCGTCTGTTAAACAACAAAAATATTTTGTTTTGTCTGACAATGCTTTTAAATTTATTTGACAGCTTAAAACATATTTTTCTGCTCTTTCAGATAGATTTTCATAATCATATCCAAATACATGAACAGTTTTAAAAGAATTTTTTTCTAATGCTTCATCTATAGAATCAAAAATTAAATTGTCTGAACTAATAGTATTGTATGAATTTAAAGAAAAATATCTTTCTAAATCTTCTTTATTAATTTCTCCTTCATTCCAAAGTGTATCTACCTCAAAACTGCCTTCTATCAAAATTAAATAATAAACATCTTCTCTATTTATAATTTTATTATTGACAGTATCGTATTTTGTTTTATCAGTATGATAATTTTTATATTGATTTCTTTTTATGAATGAGTTTTCACTACCTTCGCATACTGTAACTTGTAAATCTTCAAAAATTTTTACAGGTTCTAGTATTGATAAAAAATCAAATTGTTCAACACTTTCATTTGCTTCATTCATATTTCTTCTACTATAGCTATAGGTCTAAGTGGATGTATTGTTGCAACATCTTCGTGTCCTAGAAGAATAGTGCCATTTTTTAAATCTTCTTCTTTATCTATCATTTTAAGAAAATGTTAGAGTGACACTTCCAGAACTAGGAAGTGTACCCGTAGTATTGTTTGTATTAGGAAAGTTTAGGTCTCTATAGTTAAGAATACTGCTATAACGAGTTGTACCCGCAGTTAGATAAGTGTTTGAACTTCCTGAACCTCCATTCAGGTTGTATCTAAAAGTATTTCCAGAATCTGTTACGTAACCAGAAGGTAAACTTAATAAAGTTGCTAAAGTTGGTCTAGCAGTAGTAGTGTTCAGTGTAAATGCAGGATTTACTTGGTCAAACACTATGCTTAAAACATTAATAAAACCAACATTAGCAACACAAGCTAATATTCTAATTATTCTATTTCCGTTATACCTAACATATTGTGCCGAACCCGAACCAATAGTATTTCCTGTTCCTGTTACATATCCAGCTGGGTCCCAACCATGATATGTAACAGGAAATTTTGACCCTGCAGGTGTATAACTTACATACCCACAAGTAAAAGTAAAAGAGCGTTGATTATAAAATAATCCATGAAATTCGTTAAAAGACATTTGTGCTCCCGAACTTTTGTTAGCTAATCCTCTTATATCGCTATCATTCATTGATGCTGTTGTCCCAGAAGAACCTCCTACCTCCGTGTGCATTTGATTTAAACTTATTGCTCCTGAACTTGGTAGTGCCATTATTTATCCTCTAATTCTTTTACTCTAGCTTCTAATTCTTTAATAGCTTCAACTAATAAACCTACTGTGTTGCCATAACGAATAGCTAAGTGTTCCTCATCTTCTAAATCTTTTGCTGTATAAACTGCTTCTGGTAATACTTTTTCTAAATCTTGTGCTATTAGTCCTGTGCTTTTTGACCCATCTTTTTTGTAAGTAAAATTAACACCTTTTAAGTTTTTTATTTTTTCAATAGGATTTTCTATAATTTCTATGTTTTCTTTTAGTTTTTCATCTGACATTGAGCCATAAGCTGTTACATTTCCTGCAGCCACTAAATTACCAGATGAGTCTAAATACATTTTCAGGACACCATTAGGATAAAAAGTATTAGATGTTCCACTACACCCAATTTCAGCACTACCACCACTATCTACAAATTGTATTGCTGAGATTGAGTCTGTACTTTCAAATTTTGCTGATACATTACCTGAGCCTGAATTTACATGAAGATAATAGTCAGGAGATGTTTCATTAATACCAACATAACCAGAAGAAGTAATTCTCATTCTTTCTGCTAAACTTCCTGCACCTCTAGTTCTAAAAACTATATCTCCATCTTCTGTCCCGTCTGATACATCTGTTGAGATAAAATCTATGGATTGAAATATAGTTTCTTCACTAGCATCGTTCTCTCCACTAACATTTATCATACCTATGTAATCGCCGTCTGCTGGAGAGCCTGAAAGTTTTTGCAGTCTTAGATTTGCTGGGTTAGCATCTGCATTAGTATTAATTAATCTTGCAGTAATTGAACTTGCACCAGAGTCAGATACTACAAGGGGGTCAGAAGGACTAGAAGTACCAATACCAATATTACCATCACTATCAATACGCATTGCTTCTGCTGTAGTACCTCCAGAAGCTTGAGTAAAAAAAGCTAAATCAATGTCGTCTGTACCATCTTTTTTAGCTGTTGCTTGTATAACGTCTGAACTACTATCTATAAGTAAATTTGCTGAAGAACTTGGATTAACTTGAAAAGTTCCTGAAGTAGTAATATTATTAGAAGCGTCTCCAAATACAGCTTTACTTGCGGGTAATGTACAAAATACATCTTTAGTTCCTGCGGAGAAATTAACTGCGGAGTCAGAATTAGAACTGCTGATAATTGTAGTTCTTGATAATGTGTCGGGAGTTGAATCTGATACTGTACCGAGCCCTATTTCAAACTCATCTGCTGCTTGATGAACAATACAGTAGTAAGTAGTGTTGGTATTACCTACACCTGCTACAAAAGTTTCAAAGCCAGTTTCGGCTCCAGCTAAGTCAATCGTACCTGTGCCGTTAGTACTAGTGGTTTCTTTTACCCTATCGTTTAGGACAAGAGCCATGCTCTCCTCCTACGCTATTCTGATAATAGCTGTACTTGCTGCTGCTGCTGGGAACTGAATAGTGAAGTCACCTGCTGTAGAAGTTTTATCACCACCAAAATCTATACTAGCTACTGATTTATTAGAATCAGAACTATTATAAATTAAACATCCTCTAGCAGTTATTGTGGCACTACTAAAAGTTAAATCTGCAAAATCTGTAATTGCAGTTGTTCCATCAGCCGACGGAGTAACGTTAGTTAGTGTTCCTCCACCCGCACTATATCCACTACCTGAAACTTCGTTACTAGTAGCGTAAGCTGTAGTAGCAGCTCCTAAAGTAGCAGAACTTGTAAAAAGTGCTAATTTAAAAGTATCTCCACTACTATTGGTGAAGTTATGAGTACCAGTTAAAAGTTCAGTTTTAAAACTAGTTGTTAAAGTTGAAGTTATTGCCATGTTAAAGCTCCTTAATAATTTTAGCTAAATCACCATGACCTTGTTTATTTAACATCTGGGTTACAGTTGTTCTATCACTGGTGATAGCTTGGTTCATATAATAAAGTATTGTCTGATAAATAGCTACCTTGAACGCTTCAGCTTGTTGCCTAACTTCAGGTGTAGCACTTTCAGAAATACCGCAGATTTTATCGGCACATCTTTGAGCCCAATAATCTGAAGAATGTCCTTTGTTATTTTCAGTAGCTACAGAAATATCTCCTATATTACTTTTTACCTCTATCTCAAACATTTGATTGTTTTACTGGTGGTGTTAATTTTATACTATCGTTTCTAGATTCATCTCTCATATTCTTAAACTCTCCTAAAGATTTTAATAAAACTAATGCTTCTTGAAATTTACTTTCGTATAATCCTATCGTATTAGGGTCTTGTTTCATATATACTGCTGCTTCAACTAATGCACCGTACAGCAAAGCATTAGGAGCATTATCTGAAAGCCAACTTTTACCGTCCGAAGCTAATGAAGTTACAGAAGCGGGTCTATAATAGTAATGTAGTTCGAATGTGTAATTAGAATTAGGGGTTGGAGCTAAAATAAAAGTATTATCATCAAATAATCCATAGTAAAGGGGTTCTCCAGTAGTACTAGCGTTTGGAGTGTAATCTCTTATAAACGAAACGTGTTTTAACAATAAATAATTATAATTATTACTTGAATCTATTACAGCTAAACTATACGGAGATAAAAAATCACTAGGAGTGGCTAAATAAGTATTACTCGCAGTAGCTGTACCCGTTACATTTTTTCTAAAAACGGGTAATTGTACTGTTTTTAAAATCCTTTCTTCAGCTGTTTTTATAAAATTATCTAAGTTATTTACGAAAGAAGTTTCAGAATAGTCAGAGTAATCCTGAATAGCCGTTTTTAATTGTGTGTAAGTAAAACTCATAATTAAATTATACTCTGATTATGGAGTATTAGCTTGTCCTCCCATACCAGAATGATTTGTACAATAATAATAAAGGGTTGGGGCTCCTACCGCAACAGTTATTTGTGTATAAGCTCCTGAACTTCCAGGGGTTCCATTAGTAGTGACTCCTGTTGTATATTCTGTGCCTCCGCCATGACTACCATTAGAAGTAGTGGAAAATCTTAATGGATGTCCAGAATTAGATGAATCAGATTGGTCGAATCTGTATATGCTACCTTCAGACAAATTTAAAGTAGGGTATACAACTCCATCTATGTAGTATCTGTTTGCTCCTGAATAAGAGGCTACAGTAACCGCATATTCTGTGTAATTAGTATTAATAGTAGGTGTTCCTAAACTAGATGTACCAGCTTGTCCCGTTACTTGATAAGTGGAATCTATATTCCCACTTACTACAATACTACCTAAACTTGAAGAAAGTAAAAAAGAATTAGTGCTTACTGTTTGACTTCCATCTGCTACAGAAACGATTAGATTACCGACAGAGCTTGTTACAGCGAATAAAGAAAATTTAGTTCCTATTAAATCTTCATTAGGGTTGACATTTCCTGGATTATCCGTAAAAACTCTACCTAACTGTGCTTGAGGTAAAGATACTTCGGTTCTGGGTTGGAATAATGCCTCTGAATCTACTGTTAAAAACGGAGGGTCATTTTGTGGGTGTTTAGGCTCGTAACATTCTTCACAAACTCTGTTGCCTTTCCAAGTTACTTTTGCTGTTGTGTATGGGTATGCAAAGCCACAGGTATCGCATATAAATTTTGCATATTTACCAGAAGCGTAAGCCATTAGATATATTGTTGTTTCGGTACTATCCTAACAGAAGACCTATCTTCGTCATATTTTAAGGCATTCTGTAAATCTTGTTCATATTGTTGTTTTATTAAAGGTGCTTTTTGTACGTTCTTTTTTAGACATAAATAATATGCTAACCCAGAAGCTAAACAAGGCATAAATCTACTTGGTATATCTACATCATTCACAGAAGCGGTAGAATCTTCTATTCTTCTCCAAACATAGTAAATGAGTTTGTCGGTTGAATTCTCTGGTGTTGGATAAATGTGTATTACTGGTGTTTTAACTCTTTCTAACCAAAACTGTGTTGGTCTAGCTTGAGTTGATTTTTGTGGTATTCTAATATATTCGTTTCTATCTATACGCTCCATATTATGGTCGGTTGTTACTCCGTTTTCAGTTTTACTGATATAAGCGTCTAATATATCTATGTCATATGAGTTTATTGTGTATTCATTAGTACCTTGTGTTAAGTCTTGGGTAACTTTAGATACTTCCCACATTTGAATACCTCTGTTTGACCAATCGGCAAACATTATATTCATTGAACGTCGTGCAGTAACCGCGTCGTAAGAGGTACGAACTTCCATACCTGCAAGTTCGTAAGCCTCTTCGATAGCGGTTGCTACATCTAAACTAAATGCTCTAGTTCCAGAAGTTGCCATATTAAGAAACGTATGCTACAAAAAAGTCGCAGTTTGCTAATACGACATAAGCTCCAGTACTAAATCTAACTCCGTCGCTTGGTAATCTTTGGTCAAATGATTCATTTGCCGCACTACCAAATTTAAACTCTATTAATAATTTAGTTCCAGAAGCACTAGTGCCATCATATATTTTTATACTAGCGTCAGCCGCACTTGTTTGAGCTTGAATGGACTTAATTCTTATAGGACCTAAGTTTGTGGCACTACCTGCACCACTACCTATATATCCTTGAAGTTGTCCTGAACTCGTTAAAGGGACTGTTACTTTTACATCTGATGAATGCATTTTAAGCTCCTAAATTATTACGCGTCAGCAAATGGAGTAACTAAAGTTCCTGAACCTAAAGTAATACCTTCTACGGCATATTTAGCAGAAGCTATAGCTGTTACTGTTATTATACTTCCTGCAAGACCACCTTTAGTAGTACCGTTTAAAGTAATAACATCATTAGTTGCTCCAGATATAAAAGTTTTTCCAGTTGCATTATTTACACCTGTGTATAACCCTCCAACGAATTTATCTGTTCCGTCGGTTAATATATCTAAATCAGTAGCTGCTGTTTCTACTACGAAAGTAAAAGTAGCACCTAAGTTATTAGTTTGGTTTGGGTCGTCATCACGTCCAGGAGCTGTTGCTACGATACTAGGTAAAGTGAATTTACCGTCAGCGTCGTTACACAACAAGATTTTACCTGCGTGAGCGTCTACTGTTAAAGTTGTGTCAGCTGTTAAGCTAACTGCGTTTGCATTTCCTGCGGAAATAAAACCAGCAAGTGACCTTACTGGACCTGAAAATGTTGATTTTGCCATTTTTTCCTCCTAAAAGAAAAATACTCTATAGTCTTGGCTTGTCTGCTAGGTCAGTCTATAGAATAAGTTATTACCTAGTTTGGTAAAGTCTATCTTGTTTTTTACCAAAAAGAAAGGGGAACCGAAGTTCCCCTTCCTACTAATCGTTTAAGATTAAGCTCCAGGTGAGCCGAAGATTCCTCTCCAGTCACTGAAACCAAAACTGTAACGTTCTCTAGCTTTGTATCTTACATTACCAGTTTCGAAGTCTCCTTCCATGCTGGTTGAAACTGGAGTTCTAACGAAATGTTTTAATCCGTTAGGAACATCAGTTTTAATGAAGAAAGCGTCTGTGTCAGTTAGATAATTGTTGACAGTATAACCACCAGAAATCATTCCTAGATTTCTAATAGCGTTGATGTCATTATCTGAAGTTCCGACACGACCTTGAGATTCCATTAGTCTGTCTGCTACGAATTGTAGAGCAGGTGGAATTATTAGTCTTACTGCTTGTGCATTAACCTTTAATCCTCTTTCATCTTTAAAATCAGCAATGTCAATCAATGCTTGTTCTAAAGAAGTTTCGTTAAGGTCTGCTGCTGTTGCAAGTTCATTTCTCAAATCACCTGCACCAACTGTTGGATGGTCTGTTGCACACAGTTCTTTTCCGTCACCACCAACAAAAGAAGAACTAAACGCATTGTTTAATACGTTAGCTGCTTTTACTTGTTTAGTTGTTGACATTGACCTAGCTAAAGCTCTTGTGTATCTGGAAGAAAGAGTATCGTAGAGATTATCTTCGATAGCTTCTTCTGTCAATGCAAAAGCTAATGCTACTGTTTCATGTGTGTAACGACTGGTCCACGCTTCCTGAGCAGTATCATAACTAACAGCTGCACCTTCACCTTTTACGGTTGCTTGACCAAAACCAGAAAGCATAACTTCTTCTTCAAAAGCTCTATCAGAGTTTTCTGTGTCGAAGATAGCTTCGTGTTGGTTTTCATAACGGTCATACTCTAATCCAAAGAGAGCATGTAGACCAGGAACTAACTCTTTTACGAGTTGGGCTCTATTTATTGCCATGATGTCCTCCTAATTAGACTGCAAATGTGTTAGTTGGGAAAGTAAAGTAAGCTCTAGCATTAGCTCCTATTGAGTTGCTTGGTGCTAGATTAAACCCTACACATAAAGCTACACCACTTGAAGTAGTTGCTGTTACACCTTCTTTACTTCTGCCGTTTAATGTACTACCAGCAGTAGTTGATAAAGTGTATTTGTTACCAATAAAACTTACTGCAGGAGTTCCCGCTGTAAATTGAGCTTCGTATACGATTCCAGGGTCATTGTATACAAGAGCTTTGGCGTCAGCACTACCTTGAGTAGCTGTGCTTCCTGTCCATACTTTAGAAAACGTAGGAGTTCCATCCGTTGCTGTAAAGAATACTCCGTAAAAAACACCTATAGGTGTATCAGTGGCTCCTGCTTGTTCAACATAGCCGCTTGATAAAGTTACCACGTCACCGCTAAAAATAGAAGTGTTATATCCACTAGCTATTCTCATTTCAGCAGGTCTGATAGTACCACCATAGATGTGATATGCGGGAGTAAATCCATTAGGTGCGTCTGTATTTGCCATTTTATTTTTACCTCTTTATATTAAATACAAATTAATCACTTTCGGAATTTTTCCTACTACCAAATGCGACTTTAGATGACCTTTGGATATCACTATCTTTCAAAGGCATTTTAGGGTCGCTTTCTCGCAAGAAGTTTTGGTCTACACCGCTCATAGCGTCTCTGGCTTGGCTATTAAAGTAAGCGTTACGCTCGTCTGCAGTTTCGACTGGAACTTTTGCAAGTATTAAACCTCCAACTCCTATTACTCCTTTATTAGCTCCGTTCTCTACGGTAGGTGCTTCAAAATTAGGATAATCTTCTGCTCTCACAGGTTCATATCCTTCTCTAATACGTTTAGACATATTAGATTTATCGTCGCTTCCTCTTGTAGATTCACGAATCCACCTGAACTGATATCCAGGAGGTGCTTCGGGTGCGTCCAACATGGACGGGGGTTGCCAAGGTCTTCTGCGAGTTTGAGATTCTCGTGTCTCTGCAGAACGTGAGTTTCGCTCTGGGCTGACTTCTGGGTTTTTAATATCATCTGTCATTTTATACTCCTTTTTCTATATGTTTAGCATATTCTTCAAGCGGAACATTAAGTCTTTTAGCTATTGCTACTTGACTCGGTGTCAGCTTGACCTTGCGTGACGCTTTTCTGCCACTAGCACCTCTGCTAGAGGCGGCAACTTGTTGCACGGGTTTAGGTTGCTCTTCTGAAAACTTGTTTGGATAGATGTCTCTCATACCTAAATCTATTTTTTCATAATATTCATCAGATTGTGGGTCAACACCTGAATCCACTAATTCTTTATGTAATCCGAAAGCAGTAAACGTCATGGTTTGGTCTTCTCCGAACCATTTGTTTTTAGAAGCCCATTCTTCAGCTTTAGGGTCAGGTTGTGGTTGAGGTTGTGAATACTGCTGTGGAGCAGTGTACTCAGTTTCAACTTTTTCTTCATTTTCTTCTCTAAGCTGTTGTTGTGCAGATAACCTTCTAAAGTTTTCAGCTTCAGCGGCTGCTCTAGATAGATTTTCTGTGGCGACTGTAATCGCTTCTGCATTTTGTGCTTCATTTGCTTCTCTGAGCTCAATTTTGGCTCTTTCGAGGTCAGATTGTATCCTATTTTCATACTCTTTGAAAAGGGATGAGTCAGAACTTTTTAATTTACTTTTTAAATCAGAATTAGCACTATTTAAAGTTTCAGCGTATTTTACAGCCTCGTCTCTTTGACGTTCTGCTTCACGCATTTTATAAGTTAGTTTATCAATACGTTTTTGTACTGAATCACTTATAGAATCTAATTCATCTTTAGTTTCTACTACTTCTGGTTCTTGTTCAGGCTCATCAACGATAGTATCGTCTACATCTGCCTCCCTTATATCAACTTCCCCTTCAGGAAGTTCTAGTTCTATTTTTTCTTCTTCTTGTTGCATGGTACCTCCTCCATGATTATGATGATAGTATGTCTTCTGGATTATCGATAACTGCTAATATTTCGTCATCATTTAACAGTCGCATATCGCCACCATCAATTTGAAAACGAGCACCAGCATATCTACCGAATATAACCCAATCTCCTTCCTTACACCAAGCTCCATCAGGAAATTTTCCTAAATCACCATAAGCGTCAGGTCCAAGAGATACGACATATCCAACAACGGTTGCTAACCTTTCTTTATCTACGGTCTGTGAAGCTAAGTGTATTCCACCCTTAGTTATACTAGACATAGTGAAAGGTAATATTAAAATTCGATAACCCGTTGGTTTGGGTAATCGCTCTTTATGCGAGTCTAAGTTTTCGTGAGTGATTTTTGGCTCCTGAGGAACAGGAGTTTTATCGCTACCGAAGTTTTCTACTCGGTCGGGAACAGTATTAGTCATTAACATCCTCCATATTAGAATGTAGGTCTTGAATTTCCTGTTCAATGAAATTCAATCCTGCGATTTGCCCTACTATCTTCTGGTATTGATTAAAGTCTTCAACACCTCCAACAGCAAGTGTCTGCGAAAGAGCTTCGCGTCTCTCTCGCACCTTACGGAGTAAATACTCCGTACCCATTATAAAATCCATTAATTACTTAATGTATCTATAAAACTTGTTTCCTTTAGTCGCTGCACCTGAGCCTTTTATTAAAATTTCCTCACCTACAACTTTCCCTTCGGAATCAGTAATCAACTTTGGTTGCTTTACTTCTTTTATCTTATTTTCCATAATCCGTGTATTATATGTCAATATTTTGATTTTTTACTAGTCTTTCTTTTCTTTTTCTTTTTCTTTTTCTTTTTAGCTATCGCTATAGCTGCTTGTTGTGCTCTACTTTTATAAGGCATTATCTGTCCATATCTTTTAAAACTTTTACTGTATCTATAAAATCTTTATCTAAATCTTTTTTAGTTTGTGCTTCTAACTTTTGAATATCTAAGGCAGTTTGAGTATCTAACTTTTCTAATTCTAAATTAGCACTTAATTGAGCTTTAGCTAACTCTACTTCTTTATCTCTTATATCTTCATTTTCTTTTTGAGCTAATTGTTGTTTTTCTAACTCTAATTGTTTTTCAAACATCTCTCTTTGTGGGTCTGCCTGTGCTCTAGCTTGTGCTTCTGCCATAGCTTGTGCCTGACCTGTTACTATTTGTGTTGCTTGAGCCGCTGCTACTGCTATTTCATTCATAACCTCTGGAGACATTTCTTCTCCAACAGGTGGAAGCTCTCTACCTAATGCTTGTTGTATTTGTTGTCTATAAAGCATAGCTTGTCTTTCTTGTATATTAGCTCCTATAACTTGTAAGGCTGTAGGGTTTTGAGCAACCATTGGATTTTGTAAAAAAGCACTATGTGCTGCTATGTATGCTTCGTGGTTTTGAAAATCGAACGCTTTTATAGGATTGCCTGTCAATGCTGCTTGTTGTTCACTAATAGGGTCTCTTGGTGGTAGTTCTTCTACCTCAGGTAATAACGCTTCTATGTTTTTCACGTTCAATGCTAAATACATTTTACGATACGCTTCTCGTAAGTCGTGTAATTCAGGTGCTGATTGTGCTAATTGTAATTGTGTTTGTGCTAATGTAATTCTTTGTGTTGTACTGAAGATATTAGGGTCACTCACAGGAATAATATCTACACTATCATCAAAATCTTGTTTAAAAACTGTAGAAGAAGCACCTTGTACTTCGTAAGGGTACTCATCTGGTAAATATTCACCAAATATTCTTTTTAAAATTTTAAATTCAGTTTTTTGAGCATAATGTAATCTTTTATGTATTGCGGACATAATACGTTGCCCTTTTTCTAAAAGAGCTACGGTTGTACCTACTGGTGCTTCTGAATTTCCGTCTCCAGTCGGATTTTCTATAGTAGAAGCGAATTGTTTTCCAGAAGTTACTAAAGCACCTAATAAATTAGCTAAAGTTCCTGAAGGTTCTTTATACGGTAACGTCATAAACGAATCTGTTAGTCTACCACCAGGAGCGTCAACGTCTCTCCATTCTCCAGGCTGTAATGGGTCGTCCATTCTTTGAATATTTAATCCTCTAGATTTAAAACCTGCTGGTAAATTAGATAAAGTTCCTGCGTCTATTAGTTGTCTTAATATTGCAGTAACAGATTTAGTCAATCCACCCATCATGTGGATAAGTCCGAAACCATAAAAACCTAATCCTGGAAGAAACTTGTAATGCGTAAAGTGTTCTATCTTTTTACGCATTGGGTCTTCTTTATCGTAATTAGCCCTTATAGATAAAACTTTATTCATATCTTTACAGATAGTTACTATGTAAGGTAACGCTAATCCTGTTGGTTGACCGTTTTTATCTGTATCTTCGTAACCTTCTATATCTAAATCAACATGAACTTCTAGTAAAGTGTATTCTTCTTCACTAATTGTTTTACTAATACCTTGTATTTCATCAATTTTATCATCTACTTCATTAGAACCTATGTCTGCTCCTGGATTTCCTAAATCTACGTCCCTATAAAACCCAGAAAGTTGCATTTTACGTAATTCATTCTCAGTCATGTTAATTACGTGAGTAATTCTGGGGCTTGTGAGTAAATCTACCGCATAATACGGTACAACTAGGTCTTCTGCTTTAATAAATCTAGCTGAAGCACGTCCTAAAGCGGGGTCGTAATAAACTTTTTTAAAAGCTGAACCAGAAAGCGGTAAATAAAACAATAATTGGTCCATTTCTGGGTCATATTCTTCCATTCGACACGTAATTTGGTAATTCATAAAGTTTTTTACTCTATTTCCCCTAGAAACTTTAGCGTCATCGGTTTTTCCTAAAATTTCTACGTCTACAGGTCCTCCTGCGGGGAGTAATTCTTTATATGCTTGTGCTTGGAACTGTGTAACTGCTTCTGCTAGTATTGGATGATGAACTCCAGACGCTCCAACGAAAGGTTCTGACCTATCTTCTCCGTTTATACCTAATAAATCTAATCCTTTTGTAAAAGTTTGGAACCAATCGTCTCTAGATTCTAAATCTTCCTCAAAAAGTGAAGTTAATTCTGAAGCTATTTCGTTTAGTTCCCCTTCGTCTAACGATTCTGCTATATTTTCACCGAACTCAATCCTACTTTGTTCTTCGAATTCGTCAGCGTCTAAAAAAGAACCGTCTTCTTGTACTAAAAAAGTTTTACTACCGTCAGGTTCTCCTAAACTTTGTTCTAATTCTATCTCGATAGGAGTTTCATCTTCCATAGATGACTCTAAAGGGGATTTTTCAATAGCCATAGTCCGAAATCATAATCTTTATTTACTTAATAATAAACCCTTGAAGTAGGAAAGTAATCCTCGTCGTCATAATAATCACTTGATAACTTCAAAAAGCCGCCTTCTCTAAATCTAGCAAGTGCTAAAGTTGTAGCGTCTACTAAATCATCATTTTCTCCTGCTGGGAAATCACTAACTTCTTCCATAAGTTCTTCACCAAACCTATTATCAGGTACCCAAACTCTACCGTCTTGAAAAATAGGTGATACAGAATTTAATCTTGCTATTTTATCTTGACCTTTTCCTGGAGAAAATGTATTTACGGGTATACCTATACGTCTAAGTTCTTGTACCAAAGGTATACCTGACGCTTTTGCTTCAATAATTACTGTATCGGGTTGCCAATATTCGTATAAACGTAATGCTTCGTTTTTTAATTCTGGAAAATCAAACCTTTCTTTTATACAATCTACTAAAATTAAGTGGGCTTCATCACCAGAATACGTTTCTTCACCTATTTTACCTTCTGGATAAAAAACTCCCCACGTTGTTATAGCTGTAAAGTCTGACCTTTCGCTTTTTAAAAACGCAGTATCGTAACTTTGTATTAAATAATCACATTTTGGTGGTTTTAATTCTTCCCAAACGTTAAACCAATCTTTAGGAATAATAGAAATACCTTCACCCGTAGGTCTTTGCATGTATTGTGCCGCCCATTTAGAAGGACTTACTGACGCTTTTATACCTTCAAGTTCTTCTAACTTCCAAAATTCTTTCCATAATGGTTTTCCTGAAGGTAAAATCGCAGGGAACTCAATAACTTCCCATTGGTCAGCTCCTTTTTCTTGTGCCATTTTCTTAATTAACCTACCCGTTAAGTCTTTTTTATTCCAACGGGTCATAACTATTACTATTGCACCTCCAGGCTGTAACCTTTGTCGAGGTCCAGACATATACCATTCGTATGCTTCTTCTAATGCTTTATCTGACATAGCGTCTTGTTCCGAATGTGGGTCATCAATAATAAACAAATCTGCTCCCCTTCCTGCTAAAGCACCCCCAATACCTGCGGCATAATACTCACCGCCTTTATTAGTAAGCCATTTTCCTGCACTTCTACTATCTGCTTTTAGTTCTGTTTCAGGAAAAAGTTCTGCATAATCTTCACCGTCAATTAAGTCCCTAACTTTTCTACCGAAATTTACTGCAAGGTCAGCGGTGTGCGTTGCCTCAATGATTTTTAGTTTAGGATTTTTACCTAATAAGTAAGCTGGAAATAAATGCGAAGCAAATTCAGATTTAGTATGTCTAGGGGGCATATTAATAATTAATCTTTTTAATTTACCCGTAGCAATATCATCAAATGCTTTTGCCATTTTTACGTGGTGGTCTCCAGAAATAAAATCTTTCCAGATTGCTTTTACGAAACCTAAAAAATCTTTAGTGGAGTTTTCTTGATGTTCTCTTTTTTCTAGTTGTTCTAAAAGCAGTGTAAATTCTTTTGCTTCTGTTGTAGAAAAACTAGAAATATCAATTTCTTTTAGAGCCTGAAGTCGTTCCCTAAAATTTTCAGACAATTTATTTTCCTACTTTTTTCATCGCAATTTTATGCGATTGTCCAAAAGTCTTACCTGCTCTCATCAATTTTTTCATCTCGGTCATATGTTTAGCCGTATGGTGTTTTTGATGCCTTTTCAAAGTATCTTTTTGTCTTTGCGTTAGTTGTTTTAACTTACTACGCTTTTTTCTTTTTTCTGCCATTGGTTTTCCTCCTTTTTACAATAGTTCTTACGTTAGTTGGTTTACCACCAGGATTTCCTGCTGCCCTTTTTCTACGTACTGCACTTCTTCTTTGTGCCGCTGTCATAGTTCTAGCTTTAGCTCGTGGAACACATTTAGGATATTTTCTTTTAGATTTACCTTTAGCAGATTTACGACCGCATTTTTGGAACTTACCTTTTTTCTTAGGTGCTCCTATATCTACCCAATCACCTTTCGGTCCTTTACCGAACCAAGCGGTTAATCCGCCTTTAGGTTTAGCCACTTTTCTTCCTCGCTTTCCTAATAGCTTCTTTACCGCGTTTAAATATACCTACTACTTGTGTTTTACCCATAACTTTAGCTCTTTGTTCCCCTACTGTAAGTATTTGTATTTTTCTAGCAAAAGGTTTTTTAACTTTTTTAACTTTAGCCACTGTAGCTCTCGCGTCTGCTGGTGTAGCGAATTTAATTTTAACAGTGTCTTTAGGATTTTCATCAGTATATAATCTTCTACCAGAACCTTTAGGTTTTTTACCAGTACCTTTTTTCGGGTCACGTTTTTTCCTAGACATTACGAACTACGGTAACCACCACCACGTTTTTTATATTCTCTTACTAACCAACCGTTAGCATAAGCTGAAGGGTAAACTTTAAATTTACGTTTAGCTTCTGCTTTTACTCTAGCGTATAAAGCTGGGTTAGTTGGTTTAGCACCACCTTTCTTAGCAGCTTTTTTCTTTCTTTTCGCTCTTTTTTCAGCCATACCTACCTCCTTCTTTTAGATGTTGACCTTGCTTGTTTAAAATTCTTTTTAGTTGGGGCACCTTTACTTCCTGGTTTACGCATACGTTCACCACTACCAGCTTTTATACGTTTACGTTTTGCATGAATATTAGCCCATAATCCTGGACGTTTACTTTTACCTTTTTTACTATGTTTTGGCATTTAACACTTCCATCTTCGTCTTGCTTGTCTCAACCTAGAATTAGGATTTTTTGCTGCCTTCGGAAACTTTTTCATCTGTCCTGCTGAACGTGCACAATAAGACTTTCTTCTTTTAGCAGCTTTACTACCTTTTTTAACTTTACCTGTAACAGCAGTTTTTAATTTACTTCCAGGATTTTTACGTCTATAGGCAGCAACACCTTTTTTAGTCATTCCCGCACCAGATTTAGTCGGTCTATAATTACCGCCTTTACCTGTGGTACGTCTAATTGATTTTTCTTTTTTCCTTGGCATAGCTGTTTTATTTTATAACATTATTTCCTACGTGACTTAATATACTTGACGAATTCTCTCGCCTGAACTAAATCATCAAGTTCTGCTAAAGATAATTCGTCTAAAATTTCTGTAGTTCTTTCAGGCATTAGTGAAACTAAAGTATCTGATTGGTCACTTCTTCTAGTCGGGTACCGTATAGAATCTATGCCTTTATCTTTTAAAACGTCACCTGCTTTTTTAGTAAATCCTGTAGGTGCTCCGCTTAATATCGGTGCACGAGTTTGACTTAATTGAAAAGCAGCTTCGTCAAAATTACCATCTTTAGTAAGTTGTTTTTCCATTTGTTTAAATAATTTTTCTGTCTTTTTATCTAAATTACCTGCTACTATAGTGTTTTTAAAATCAGGTCTGACAATATACGCTGAACCTGCTCCTTGGGAGGGGCGAAAAACATAATCTCTTAATCTAGGGTCAAAAAAATCATCTGTAAAATAAAGTCCTCCAGGAGAACTACCCTTCGGGTTTAAAAGTAATTGCGGTATACCTTTTGTTGTACTACCGTGAAATATATTTCTAGGGTCTTTTATTAAACTTTCTAAACCATAATCTCTATCATTTTTATATCCACGAGGAGCATTATACGAAGGGTACTCTATAGGTACTTTCTTTCCTGTTTCTTTATATATTTCTTTAGCTGCTTCTTCTACTTCTCTATTAGCTTTATTTAATTTTAATTCTTCATTTCGTTTAGCTTTATATGCAGGTCGTCCATCTATTCGTGCATTATCGGCTTCCCTTCTTATTGCTTGAAACGCATTATCACGTTTTTTATACGCGTCCATTAATTTTCTTACTAACATAGGCGGAACGTCTGAAAAGAAACTAGCTGTTTTAGCAGCAGCGGCATAGTCCAACGGGTTGTTGGGGTCTGGTGTAATAAAATCTAGTACGTTTAAAACTTTCTTTTTTACAGGGTCGTTAGTTCTCATACCTAACGCTTTAAATATACCTACCTTTTCTTTATCTAATAGAAATTGGGGTAAAAAACTCGGTGCTTTAAATTCTGGTTCAGCCATAAGTAAAGTACTTTAACACTTGGGTGGTGTTAATGTCGCGATTTATATTAATCGATTTTGTCGTGTTTGGCTATAAGATTACGACACCACCAAAGTAAGAGGTCCTCGGTCAGTGTGTGTTTCATGATATTTACGCGGTACGTGACCAGTTGTACGTTGGTCCGTGTGTATACAGGTTTCGACGAATCAATCCTATCAATGGACGCGTTAAATTCTTTACTACCGTTCCCGTCTTTGCCATAGGTCATAAAGACACCACTGAGAGCGCACCGCCCACCTTGTTCATCCCATAAATCATGTAGGTCTTCCGCAGTTATTGACCATTCCATATCTTTGGAACGTTTACTTTTAGATTGAGTATGTACTTTAGTTAAATAAGTATATGGAGTACTACTTATAAATTTATTTTTACGTAACGAATCGCAATCTCTACATACGTTACGAAATCCAGGCTGACCGTTCTTTAACTTAAAATTTTGAGAAAACTTATTAGTATTTCTAGCTTTACCACAAGATATACAAGTTTTAGTTCCCATTCCTTTTTTCTCTAGCTTTACGGTTGTTCCTATCTCTAGTACTTTCGTTTTCTTCTATA